ATGGCAGAGCTGGATGCAGCAACGGATGAGAATCCGTGCCTCACTTTCTTTGAGGCAAACTCAGGAAACAATCAAAAGGTCAAGCTTTTACGAGAGCAGCCGAGACTGACGGCATTCGAAGGCTTGACCGCGTCTCGATTGTCACCGTGTATTGTTGGCGACGCCGAAGAGGTTCTACGACAAGTTTTCAGTCCGTTACATGTCGAGCAGGATACCGGTGCGCTGAAGCCGACGGCATTCGACGACGCCAGTGATAAAGGGTTATCTGTCGACCGCGTTGACCATCAAGTGGAGCACGCAAGTGTTCAAGCTGGTCATGCGCGTGCTGCAGTCGCAAACGCCAAAGAGGGCTCGACGCCACGAAAATTGCACGGCATCGCAAAACTCAAGGTGAGCGAGGTGCGTTCATTGTGTGATGGCGAGGCGCGTCACTTTGGCGTCTATGACACCGCGCTCGATGCTAACCGAGCGCACGCAGACATCTGCCAGTTGATCGCAGGAAAAAGCTCGGGGCGCAGGGCAAGGTCGAAGCTCGTTGAAATGGCTCAGCCGTTCGTGAATGTTGTCGTCGAGCCCGAAGCGCGCGACATCATCCCCACGGAAAGCGCCTAGACCGCTACCTCTCTGCTCGGCCTATGCCTTTGCTTTTGCTTGCCGCAGTGGTGCCGGGAAGGGTTCAGCGTGCATCCGCGAGGCAGGGAAGAGATTTAGGAAGCTGCGCGCTTCGTCCATCGACTTGCTCGCGAGCCAGCCTTCATTTCCAATCATCGGGGAAATCAATGCCCCGCTTCATACGAGGTTCAACGCTGCTTTGCTGCACGCCTTGCTTGACGTTTCGGCTCGGCAGACTTGGCGCCAGCGTAAAGCCGTTCGATGTCGCGCTGAAGTGCGATGGGCAGTTCCGCTCTAAGCAGCTCCACCCACGCGACGGTCTTCGCCTCAAGAAATTCTCTCGACGGGACGAGCACGTAGACATCGACATCCGGCGAGCGCCACTGTGGTAGCACACGCACGAGTTCACCACGCTCCAGTGCTTCCAGCGCCAGAAACCCTGGTAGCATCGCGATCCCCTGTCCAGCACGCGCCGCCTGTAACACAGCTTCGGGGTGATCGGCGCTCAATTGACCCGCGGGCTCGAACACGTGGGTCGTATTCCCATCGGTCAACTCCCAGTGCTGGGTGGCCGAAGGGTTGACGAGTCGCAGGCATGCGTGGCCGGACAGCGCTGCAACACACTGCGGGGATTCGTGCTTCTCCAGATACTCGGGCGCAGCACACAGCACGCTATAAACGGCACCCAGACGCTCTGCAGCCAAGTTCGAATCCGGCATGCGTCGCGCGAGATAAACGCTGACATCCAGGCCCTCGGCTAGCAGATCTGGTACATATTGCGAGGCACTGTACTCGACGGATACAGCCGGATTCAGCGCGCAGTAACGCGTGATGAGCGGCATCACGTAACGATCTCCGAAGCTCGTCATGCATAGCACACGAAGTCGGCCAGTGGCCTGGATACGCGCGCCGCTCGCTTCGCTTTCCGCGTCTGATACCAGTGCGAGGATCGTACGGCACTGGCTAACATAACGCTCTCCTGCACTGGTGAGCGTGAGCCGGCGCGTCGTCCGTTTGAGCAATTTGGTTTGCAGACGATTCTCAAGCTCCGTAACGACCCGCCGCACCTGTCCCATCGACAACGCCATGTGCTCTGCGGCACCAGTGAAGCTGCCCGCTTCCACGACCTGAACGAAGGCGTGCATAGCGTGCAACAATCCATAGTCGAGACTCTTGCGCATGGCGTAAAGGCGTTTCTGATCAACCAGTATTCTTGCATAGCGCTGCAATAATCGGTGATCTGAGCTTCGCGGACGCGCCTCGCGTATATCCGACCAGACCGGCCGGCGTCAGAATTCTTGCGTTCGTGCTAGCGCAATAGAATGATGAGTAAGGTCAGCAAGAGTGACTCGCAGACGCGCAGCTGAGTGCGGGCAACGGCTGACGCACTAAGCAGTTGGCATACCAGAGGAGTGAGCGTGGCCACTTCGAAACGACGAGTGCAGATCCTTTGCTACGGATCTCGCAACAGCATTGACATCTACCGCACGACGCTGACACGCTCATGACGCGCGAACAGCTGGTGCGGCTGCGCGATGCAATCAATCATGTGCTGGAAGTCCAATGAACCGCAGAAAATTCGGCTCAACTAGACAGTCGACTTAACGTCGAGGCACCAAGCAGCAGTCGACGAAATCCTGAGAAGCCGCGAGCGTCAAAAGGTAGACGAAAAGGGAAGCAGATGATATTTTTGCCTCGGGTTGCGTGCAAACGGCGCAACTTCGGAGTTTGATGGCCGCTATTCCGTAAGGTTAGCGGCCTCTTTGTTTCAGATTTCGAAATGCTCAATCGAAATCGATCGGTGCACGAGATGCGCAGCGCGTATCGCATGAATCGAACTACCGGTGAGTCCAGCGCGCCTGAAGGTCGAATGCCCCACTTCGCCTGCCAGAGAGAAAGTTTGCGCACGCTGGCATCTCCGCGGAGTTGTCTATCAACAAAGTCCATCGGCCGAACGTGCAACCTACCGGTGCTTATCGAGAAGCTCTCGCCCCGCAAAGACAACCACAAACACACCGACAAGCACGGCCCCAACCGCGAACGATTCATCTTGCCATCCGGGCGGAACCGACGAGGTCGCATAAAACCACATGCCCACGCCGATAGCCGTCAAGAGCAGGCCAAAGATGAGCCCCCAAATTGGGCCCGCCGTATCAGTCCGCCCCAGGTTGTGAGACATTTTCATAGCTATACTCTCTCGTCATGCACCGATATTTTTTGGTGGCTGCAGTCTGCGAACGCTGCCTTTGATTAGCCTTCAGGAAGGTTACGCGGATAAAAAGACGTCTTCAATGATTCAATTTTTCATCGAGGCTGCCGCGAGCCGTGCGATCGAACGGACAGACAACAAAGAAAGAGAGGGCAACCGTTTTATGTGTCCGGGACAACCGTATCCTGCTGGTTGCGAGGTTAAGGTCTCGATGGGCGCTTCCGGGTGGCCGAATCCGCCGTGGGGAAACGCCTCATGAAGCGGCGCTACGTGAGCTGCAAGAGGAAACGACCCTCATCGCGGCCGAACTTTCCTACATGCTTCAGTTCAGAGGATTCAACACGTTGCACCATGTATTCCTCGCCAATGTCGCGCACCACTCGATCGCCCAGCCTAGTAACGAGATTGTCCAATGCAAATGGTTTGCGCCAGTTAAAATCGCAACGCTCTCTACAAGTGTTCCGACCCGTGGAATCGTTGAACTACTCTGTGGCCACCTGGCCGCCGCAGATCAGACCGTTTTAGGGTGGGTGCCAAAGCAAACCAGAGGTATGCCCCCATGAACCACACTTACCACTACCAAGGATTCGACGTCAAAGTCGCCGTTGAGACGGATTTCAAGCGGAAGCTGGGACGTGCTGCCCCGGGCCAAGTGCGATACCTCGCGGTAGTGAAGATCTGCAAGGCTGGCGACGCAGTATCCGTGTTTACTCCGTTACGTTTTGGGGAGTCACAGGGTAAGCCTTTCCTATGCGAAGAGGATGCTCTAATGGGCGGTTATGGTGCGGGTCAGCGCATCATCGATGACCTACTCCGCTCGTAGCGTCCGTGTGCTCATGGACAGGAAGGTGTCGATTCCGTCGGCTTTCCAAACCCAGCACCACTTGCTTATACGGGGCGTTCATATACGTGCGGATGGCGGCTACCCTGGCACGCCAACATTGTCACTATGTAGTCTCGATGCGTTGCCGGGGCTAAACGGAAGTCACGTCACCCCTCAGCCTTAGGCTTCGGCCGTTTGCGACTGAGGGCCGGCGTAAGCCACCCTTTCTTGCCGCGAACCGGGAGGAAGATCGTTTCGTGGTTGTAGCCTGATCGCCGCTCGTATAGCCAATAGTGGCACGCTGCAACGTGCGAAGCAAAGTCAGTGCCTCGCGCTTTGAGAAGGCGAATCCAATTGACGACTACGTGTTCCGGAGGCTGCGCATCCGGACTTGTGCGAAGCTGCGCGGCGATAAAACCATCTACCTCAGACGGGTTACCGAGCAAGATAATGGGCGGAGAAGGCTCATGATCGTGGGCCATCGTTTTTGGTAAAGTTTCTGACCGAAAAGAATTCTATTCAGAGCACGCATCAAGATCAAGATAGCACATCGGTCGGTCGCGGACGGTTGACGCCTTTGCCCACAACACATATTTTGAGAGGTGGGTGCGCGTTCAGCAGGCGTAACCCATTTGCAGCCGCTGTCCTTTTTGGGCAGTGGCTTTTTTTCGCCTCTCCGTGTATGCAGGCTCTTTAGCGATCTGTGCAATTGCCCCTCACTCAGCGGCGCAGCGGAAGCCCAGGGAGAATGAAAAGCTGATGCGAACAAAGCAAATTGTTCCCATGGACGGCACGGGAATGTCGTGATAAATTTTCCGCCGATCACGCTTCCTCAATCAGCGTAATCGTGGTGTATTCGCGCTGCCGCTGCCTCTATAGAGACAGCGGCTTTTTTATATGGCGAAAAAGGGCGACTTGCTGCCAAGTGGGAATCTCACCGCGATCACCGTTCGCGCTCGATGGACGCTGACATGGAAAGCATCTGCGCCTGGCTGCCTGTCCTCACCTTCAAACCAATGATCACCGGTTAGTCAGCGAATGAATCAAATGACGGTCGGCGCGAACGCCGTTTTCGTCAATGGTGACCGTGGAATTTGAATGGACGAAATATTCCTTCGTGCTTCCGCCGTCCCGGATGCTGACTACGAAGCCACGGTCATCGTCGCGTCCCCAGGTATTGCTACCGCTCGGCTCGGCTGCTGGCGTCAAGGGAAACCAACCCGGGTCGCCGCTCCCCCAAGTAGAAACGGAGGCTTGAATCTGTCGGTCGAGTCGGTTAAGAATTATGATGCTCATTTTAGGCTCCCTGATATTAAGGTAATACGATTACCTTTCAATCGAATTACCGATCTTAGACCTCATCTCCAATACCCGATGAGGCAATCAGAGTGTAGTTGTGGCGAGATTTGGCAACACCTATCCAACCGATCAGATTGACAGCCGTAGGTCGCTAAAGGGGCTCCAGAAAAGCGACAGAATTCCATAGCTTAGTAAGCCTATGCGCTAAGAATAACTAGTCAATGGCGCCGCAAAATGATAAATTATTTGGCGGTCGCGCACCCCCCAGGCGCGACCGGTGCGTATTCGCGCTGCCGCTGCCTAAGTTTAGACAGCGGCTTTTTTTCGCATCTACTTCTTATATACCTGCGTAGCCGGATCGACGTGCCGATCGATTGCCATGCCGAGACGCATAGTGGAGCGGGCGCAGTGTGAAATGCCAGAGCACTGCAGACTGCAATTCTTAGCTCAATACCGACAGCACGAACCGGCGTCGCTGCAGTTGGCTTTGTTGTCAGGACAACTGTCTTTGCTGAGCACGGGACGTCGCTGACACCGTGGGTGGTGTGGATACCGGAGTTGCGTCGCTCGCCGCACTTGCGCCATTCGACTCCTTGTAGATAGCCGCGATGTCCTTCGCGACGGAATCGAGCAATGCATTTTGCAGATAGGCGTCCGGCGAGCGGCAGTCAGCTCCATAGTGCGAAAGATCGGTTCCGACGTCCGGAATCGGCTTTCCATTCGTGTCAAAGCCAAAGCCATCAGGCACTGCGCCAGCAAAGTGCAGCGGGGCGCCGTTCCCGAATGCCTCATAAAGTGCCCACTGCAACCCGGAGGCCGCCGAGTATTGCGTATCACACGTCTGTATTGGCGCGACGACTAGAACATACTTGCCCGCCACGGCAGCCCACTGCGCGAAGACCAATAGGTCTGCCGCAAACTGTTTCATCGCCGCTTCCTGCGCCGGGTCAGTGGACGGCGTCACCATGTCGTCAAGCTGAAAATTGACGACGATCATCTCGCTGGGATCGGTCTTAAACTGATCAGGCGTCGGCGACTTGCCGTTGTACTCGGTAGTTACGATCTGGTGTAGCGCCGTGCCGTCGATCACCTGTGTCGTGATGCTCGCCGGCACGCCGCGCGCCGCGAGTGCGTCAGTCAGCGATTTCGCGGTAGTCTGCGCGTCCGATGCGGCGTTCGGCGCATCGGCGGCCACCGCGGCAGAGATCAGGCTGAATTGCGCATGCGCCACCGCGGTCGACGAGGCCGACACAATCGGCTTGCCGTACATCGAGATCTTCAGCAACTTCGCAGCAGGTTGCGCGCTGCTGCTGCCACTATCCCCGCCTCCACCACCGCACGCGGCCAGCCCAAGCGCAAAGAAACAGACGGCCAAAAGCATCTTTTTCATTCTTGTTCCCCGGATCTAAGTTTTGTTGGGGCGGCCCTCTCAAACCGCCCCAAAAGTTTACACGTGTTTACGATCAGCCTACGAACAACCTGGCGTCTTCGGGCGCACCGCGCAGACGTATGCCTGCAGCGCCTTTACCTTATCGATTTCGTGCTGGTCGTCTCCAGCGACCCCGAAAACGCGCTCTGCAACCGCTGGGTCGAGGTCTGCGACGGCGGCGCTGCCATTGCCCAAGCCGGCGGCGCCGGGAGATCCAGCGGCGGCGTCGCTACCGGTTGCAGCACAGTTGCGCACTGCGACGCGCACGCGCTCAGTGCCAGCAGCGAGAGCACTGCGATAGTTGCGGTTATCAGTCTCATGTGCGTCCTTCTCCTGCGTGATTGCGGCATCCGCCGCGGCGACCGCCGAAGCGGCCAAGTTGTGCGCGTCGATCGCGCGTTGCTCGCCGTTGAGCGCCGCGCGCGAGACGTTGAGCATGTCGTTCGCGGCCTTCTCGTTGTCCTGCGCGTGCGCCGCCTGCTCGGCTGCGAGTTGGTGCCCAGCGATCATGTGCTCTGCGCCGAAGCCGATCGATGCGCCGATCAGCGCAGCAAGCACGTACGGCCACGTCAATTTCAGGAATGCCAGCATCAAAGCCCCCTCTCACAAATCGCGCGCTCATCGGCGCGCCGTTTCACCAGTCCGGGCAGCACCTTCCCGCGCGACGTCACCCACTGCGCGCGGCCCGCGTCCGACTCGTTCATTGACCGACATGCGCCGCGCCAGTCGCCGGCATTGAAGCGGCGCGCCGTCGAGCTGGCGCAGTACGCGCTGCCGCCGATGTTGTAGGCAAAGCTGACCGCCGCCGCGAGCTGGTATGTGTGACCAGCTAGAGACGGCGTGCATTTCAGCACTGGCTCTGCGTGCGCGATCAGCTGAGACTCGAGCGATTCGCGGCATTCGGCCTCGCTGTATTGCTTACCGACGACGACGTTGTGCGTATCGCCCATGCACTTCGTCGGAATGCCGACGGGATCAAGGTATCCGCGCGTCACGACGCCCTCGAATTTCGGCACCACGGACATCAGGATTGCTGCCGCCCCTGCGCCAACGACGGCCGCGAGGCTTTTCTTTCCGACTCGATTTGCCATCAATCCTCCAAGGACGGCTGATGCAGATAGGCCAGCGCTAGGCCAACGGCGCTGATCACACACGGAACCGACAGCGCGACCCAAGTCGGCAGTCGATCGACCCATGCGTCGGGCAGCGCCGACCAGACGCCACCAACGAACGAGACGGCCATCGACAGGAAAAGCGCGCGCACCGAGTTGCGCCGGTGCGCCTTGCGCCAGTACGAAACAGGTTTCAAGCGATCACCTTCGATTTGAAGTACTGCCAGACTGCAATGCCGATCAGCGCAAGCAGCGCCCACAGCCCCTTCTTCGCGAGTTCCGCTCGCAGGTCGTTGTAGAACTTCGTGCGCGCCTCAGCCCGCTCGATCAGCGTCTCGTGGTAGCGACGATGACCGTCCGGATCGCCACCAGGAAACGCCTTATGCAAGTCGTCGACGCGACGTATCACTTCGTCCACTTTTCTTTCCGTGACCTCCAGCGACGTCACGTTCTCGCTATGCCGCTGCGCGATGTCCTTCCGCAATCCGTCGATTGCTTGCACGATCTGCGTGTGGCCTTCCATCCATCCCCCGGAAATAAAAAAGCCGCCTCAAGGGCGGCGTTGCATTCTGTAGTGCGACCGTTTAAGCAACGATCGTCGCTCCGGCGAATGTGTAGCGCGTCGGATTGCGCGACGCTGCATCGTCGCTCGACGGAGCGGCCACGAGCTGCGCATCGGCGAACGCAAAGGCATCCACGCCAGCGGCGGGGAGCGCCGCTATCATGATCTGCTGCTGGTACATCGGCGACTTGCCCGCAGCGCGCGCATCTGCGCTTAGGAACGATTGGACAGTTACAGACGTCGCCTTCGAAATTGCGTCGAGCGTGACCATCGTAGCAACGTGATAGCTTGCGATTGCACCAGTGGCGGGCGTTTCGTAATCCTTTTGAATTGCCATGCATCCTGCTCCATTTAGAGATTGCTAAGATCGATCGCCATGAATCGCCAGTCGAACTGCGATCCGAAAGCGACGTTGTTTGATGGGTGCGACGCGCTCCCCACCTGGTAGTACTGGTAGAGAAAATTGACGGTATTGCCCGACGTTTGAAGGCCGCTCATGTTGTACCAGCCGGTGCTATTGACGCCGCCGCCGGTTGGACTGAATACGCATGCGGTGCCGAGCGCTGCCACGCCAACTTTCGAAGCACCCGAGTACGACCACGAATAGGCGCGAGAGTCGACCTGCGCCCACTGCCCCCAGCCGGGCCCAGCACCCATGATGTTGCCGCTTTGCGTGTCGAGCACGCGCGCGAGGCGCTGACGCGCGTCAGCGACGAGATTTCCGCTCTCGTCGAAAACCTGAAGGCCGAACCCTGCGCCACTGGGCGCGGCAGCTTGAGCTTGGTCGAAGATGTAGACCGTAACGCTCGCCGCTGCGCTCGACCAGATCTGCACCGTCCATGTGCCGTTGCTGCTCGTGCACTTCAGGATCGCCACGTAAGCGTTCGGGCTGTATAGCGCGATTAGCGGCTCGCTGGCGCTAAACGAGAAAGTGGCAACATTGGCATTGAACGTGTATTGGACGCCTGCATTCGACCTACCGGCGTTCATCGTGCCGGCGCCAGTTGTAACGTTCAGCACTTGACTCAGTGCGTACGTCTGCCTCATGCCATCAATCTGGACTAGCCCGCTGTCCGTCCATGCCTGAAATCCAGCGGTCATCAGAATGCCCCGTAGTACAAGATTCCGTCCTGATAAATGTCGTACTGTGTGCTGTTCTTCGCAGCGTACGACCAGCTGACAGTGTTTCCCGAGAGCGAGAAGCGTGGAACGATGACGCCACCGGACAGGTATCCCTCTCCGACCATTACACCTGGCTGGAACGACACCCAGCCGCCTTGCGTGAAGGCATCATCGACCACACTTCCGCCAACCCCGCCACCTATCGAGCGCGTGCCGATGATGCGCATGATGCGATACGTTGCATCGAGAACGATGTTTCCGCTCGCGTCCCAGATTTGAAGTCCGGCACTCATGACCAAAGCCCCAAACGCACGCGCAGCACGTTGTTGTTGTCGTAGACCAGCAGCGTCGAGTCGGTCAGCGTCATGTACCCGCTGCCACCGTTGGCGCCGTTGAGCGTCAGGGTTCCGTTCTTGTCGAGCTTCCAGCGTGGCTGACCGTTCGCGCCCACGGCGGTCGACTGGATCACGTCGCCGATCATCAGGTTCGTGATCCAGCCCGTTCCGATAAGCGCCTGCGAAATGAAGACTTGCCCGCCTTGCACGACGAACGGCGACGTAACGGCACTCCCGTTCGGGTCGAGAATCGCAACGCGACTCGCAGAAAGCAACACGGTCGATTCGACGACGCCACTGCTGTTGTCCACGCCCACACCAATTCCTGCGATGTAGGTTCGGCCATTCGACGTGATCTGCGTCTTGATCTGGTACGACGCTGCGACGCGCCCGTTGAGGTCTGCATAAGAACTCGCCACGGTTTGAACAGCAGCCGTGTTTGCGTCCGCCTGCGCCTGCACTGTCGTGATCTGCGTCGCGAGCGCGCTGTCGCCGTCCACGCGCGCCTGAGTTTCCGTTTGCACCGCCGCAAGCAGCGTTGCCTTCGTCGAGCTCATTTGTGCGGTGACTGTCTCCAGATTCTTCGCGGTCGCCATGTCGCCTTCGGCGCGCGCGGACTGCTCAGACCAGACGCCCGCATAGACCTCCGTCGAACCCGCATAGCCGCCGTCGTCGCCAGCCATGTCAGGAACGACCACCTGCGCGCTAACAGTGTCGATACGCTGGGAAAGCGCTGTATCACCATCCAGTCTCGCCTGCTGCTCTGTTGAGATCGCGGCAGCATTCGTTTGCACGCTTTTCTGAAGACCAGGAATCGCATTGATCGGCGCGAGAAGATCTCCAGCGAGCTGCGTCTTTGTGATCTGGCCGGTGAGGTACGACAGAATCTCGTCGGCGTCACTGCTACTCTGGCCATTCACGCCCGCGCCAGCCGGATACCACGGGCCGATGTTCCCCGAGGTGTCGACGAGCCGCCCCCAGAAAAAGAATGACTGCCCCGCAGCGAGTCCCAACAGCACGGCGCGCGCCTGCGGATATGGATACAGCGACAGGCGCGTCGCCGCGCTACGGTCGTTCGTCTTGCCGTACCAGATGTCGACATACTGTGTGTCGTTTGCCGAACCGTCAGCCGGGAACGTCCAGTCGAGCTGAATCGCGAACACCTGCGTCGTAGTCGTAAGCGTTGCGAGTGCCGGCGGCGGACTCGTCTTGCCAGTGAGCACGGTGTTGGTGCTATACGCCGGGATCGACGTGACGCCCATCGCGTTCTCGGCGCGCACGCGGGCCAGATAGGTACCCTGATAGATGCCCGCCACCTCCACCTGCAGGCCGCCGGTTTGATTCGCCGGCACCCAATCGCCGTTATCCTTGCGCCACTCAGGGATGTAATTCACCGCGCTCGACGCCGAGTCCCACGCGATCACCATGTTCGTCTTGGCGATGCCCTGATCCGTGTACGAGTACGTCGAAACGCGCACGTTCGTCGGTGGCACCTGCGCCGACGGCGGCACGACAGTCGTAGGCCGCTGCTGGATCTGCGCGCCAGTATCGATCGCTGCATACTTGCCGGGCTCATGCTGTGCCGCGGTGATCGTGTAGGTGATCTGGCCGTTGTCGTCGTTTTCTTCGATGCTCGTGACACGGAACAACTGCGCCACCAGATCCGCGCTCTCCAGCATCCAGACCGCGCTGGGAACAGCGTTGTCGTCGAAGGCATCCGATACAGTGATCGTGTTGCCGTCCAGCGATTGCACCGTGCGCGACTGCGCAATGCCCGACGGCATGATCACGGTGAGCTTGTCGCCCGCCGCCGTAGCCGGCGCCTTGTCGAGCACGACCGCCCGACCATTCATCGAGCGAATGCGGCCGCCCATGCGCCGCCCAGCCTTGTTTGTATCCGCGACCGCAATCACTTCGCCCGGCGCGCAGAGCTGGGCGTCCAGGCCGACCTGGAACGTAACAGTGTTCGTTTCGTAGCGGCTCGTGAGCAGCGTCCAAAGGCCAAGCCGATGCGCCTGCCCCTGCGAGGTCGTGCCGAATGCCGTGATCTGCGCCTTTACGACGCCGTACCGCGCGAGGCCATCATCATCGGAGACGTACTCGACGGCCTGCTTGTACTGGTTAGCCGGATCGTTCCAGCTGATCTGCGCGACCGTGTAACGCGACTTTCGCTCCGACCCGGCATAGGAAAACTTGCCTTCGACGACGTTGGCCTGCGTATAGACGTATGGGCCCTCAAACGGCATGTCTGCCGTGACGAGGACTTGCCCGGCACCCCAATATGCTTGCCCGCGGAAGATGCCTGCGATGTCCTGCAGCACCTTGAACGCGTCGGATTGCGACTGGATCACGCAGTTGCACGTGAAGCGCGGCTCGGTGCCGCCTTTGCCATCCGGAACCATCACATCGCAGTACTGCGCGATTTCGTACAGCGCCCACTTGTCGAGCGACGAAGCGTCAACGAACTTGCCTGCGCCGTAGCGATCATTCAGCACCAGGTCGTACATCACCCACGGCGGGCAGTTTGTCCATGCCTGCTTGAATGTGCCGTCCCACACGCCCGAGTACGTACGCTGCACCGGGTCATAGTTCGACGGCACGCTGATGATGCGTCCCATGATGTCAAACGAGCACGTCGGCACTGAGCTGAACGAACGTGCATCGAAGGTCATCCCGACGAGCGCGCTCATCGGGTAGCGCAGCTTGCTGTCGATCACCTCAGTGATCGCCTCGATATTGACCGTGTCGGCGATCAGCGAGCTATGTGCATTCGGCGTGACGCGGCGAACGCGCACCACCCAGCCAGTCGATGACATAGGCAGATCCACGCGAACACTGCGCTCGTACAGCGACGTGGTCTTGCCGTCAAATGCGCCACTCACCACCTGCGAAAACGAGCCACCCACCGGAGCGAGATCAATCGCGTACTCGACCCGATAACCCGTTACGTCGCCTGTCGACGCATTCGATTGCTGAAACTGAGGCAGGCCGAACCTGAGACGCACAGCGGAAAGCTGCGTGTTCTCGATCTGATGCACCCACGGCGAGTCCGACGTGAGAGCCAGGCCGACAGCGGTCTCGTTCTCGACGGACGGGAACCCCGAGAGATAGGCCTGATCCTGCGTGCCGACGCGGGTGTCGACAGAGTAGTTTTCGAAGTTGCTCGATCCGTCGCCATTCAGGATCGGCGTGCCGTCGAGCAGAACTGATTGCAGCCCGTTGACTAGCCCATAGATCGGGCCTTCTGAAACAACGTGGAGCTGCTTCGCATAGGCGATCGAATGCAGGCTATCCGGCGACTCTGCCGACGTGCTGCTGCCACTGCCCTTTGCCCCAGAAATTCGCATATCAGGCCTGATCCTCTGCATAGATGCCGGAGCTGATAACCTTCGAGCCCACCACCATTCGCCCGTACACAATCGGCACGGGCTCGCCTTGCGCAGCGCTGTTGACGGGGCCGTTGAAGTAGTACGAAGTGCCGTTGTCGGCGACACCGGCAAGCCCCGCCGTCTGCGGGCTCAACATCTGCACAACACCGCCTAGCGCCATCGACGCACCCAGACCTATCAGCGTGGGCATTTGCGTGAACACGCCGACGGCAACTAGCGCCGCGCCCAGGATCGTCTGGAAGAGGCCACCGCGTTTGCTGCCGACCAGCATGGGAGCAATGCGGATCTCGTCCGCGCCAGCTGGGTATTCGAGCTCGTCGAGCGCGAGGTTCTGCTTTCCGATGAATACTGCGAACGTCAAACCACGCTCGCGCGAGCGCGCCAAAAATTGCCGAAAACCGGGAATGACGACACACAGGGCTCGCATTGCCTCAGCGGCCGACTTAACTGCGAGACGGTGCACGCGACCGAACTTGGACAGTGGGCCATAAAGGCGAATTGTTCGAAGCTTTTCAGACATGCGCCCCCCTGGCTTTGAGTGGCACGCCCTTTCTCACAGGCAAAGAAAGCGCCTGCTCGACAGACCAGCCGTCACGCAAACGGCTGTGCAGCGTTTGCACGCTCACGCCAATATCTGCGGCCCAATCAGTCAGACACTGAGTAGTCCCGCCGAACGCAATCACGAAGTTGTCGCGCTTATTCCGACTTTGAATTGCTGGCGTAGCCCATCTGCAATTGCCGGGCTCGTAGTTGCCATTTACGTCAATCCGATCAATCGACATGTGGGCTGGAGCCTCACCCATGTCGGCAAGAAAATTCTCGAATGACGCCCACCGTTCGCAAACTCTGACCCCTCTGCCGCCATAGTTACGAAAGCATTTGATTCTTGGATCAGCGCACCTTCTACGCATTCCGACCCAAATCCTGAAAGTGCGAGTACTCGACATGCCATGAGTTTTGGTCGTTCGCGCGAGCGCAAGCTGATTTCGCGCAATCAACTGCTCGCGATGCAAGCACCCACAAGAACTGGTGTTCCCACGACGCAGGGCAGCACCGCGCACATTCAGCGCTTCGCCGCAGTCGCATACACACGACCATGCGACGTCACGCCCGATGTTTTGTGCTTGTCGCGTCACACGTAAACGACCAAACCGGCGACCAACCATCTCAACCTTGCGCACCATCGCTTATCCCTCCATTGAATCGAAGCACTGTCCGCAGGCACTGCTTCCACATACCGCCCCATACGGCGCGCCCCGAGAGCCGCCCGTGCATGTGGTGCAGGAAATGGCCATCGCCGATATAGACGCCCGCGTGATTCGGCACCCCGTTTCGGCTGCGGATCTGCATGAGCAGCACGTCGCCGATTTCGAGTTCCGCCTCCGCACCCATGTCGTCGAAGCCCGCGGCGCGGTAGTTTTCGAGATAGAGAGATGAATGACCGTCGTCCCACCAATCGTCACGCCGCTCGAAATCGCGCAGGACGACGTCGCGCTCTAGGCGATACCAGTCGCGCACGATGGCGTAGCAGTCGTGAATGCCGTGCGCGAACTGCCGCCCGATGAGCGGCGCGACGAACCCGCTCGGGACAAGTTCGCACCAGTCATCCACTGCGATCGAGCCGTTGGCCTGCATGCCAAGCGAGACGATCACCCAGAGTTCGATGCCGCTTTGCTCACACATCGCCTTGTCGGCAGCGCTGGGCCGCGCTGGCGCGCCAGGGTGAGAATGCACAAGCGCGACGATCTCTCCTGCGTCCTCGGCGCGCGCGTAGTCCTCGGCAGCGATCACAAAGTGCTCCGTCGGTGTGGCCGCCCAGTTCGCGCACGGCATGTACGTTTCGACGCCAGCCACAGACGTGACGAATCCAACCGCCTCGCGCGGATACTCCGCGATCGCATGCGCTGCAATCGCGGCTTTGATCGATTCATTCATTCAGGAAAGTGTGTCGCTGAGGAACCCGCCGAACGGGAGTTCATTGTTGACGCCAAAGCGGCATTGGCAACCGGTGGCGATTTTCATGCTGCAACGGTCAAGCGCGGGATCGGTCACCGAGTTTCCATCCACATCAAAGTACGCAACGCCGGTGTATCCGCAGTTCGCATCGCGATACTTCCACTGGCAGATGCTCACGATCTGTCGCGCCGGCAATTGCTGGCCGCCGAAGTCAAGCGGTGACGCAAGCGTGAACTCGACCGACAGGCCGGGTTGCTCGTTGCTCTTCTGCTCAACACGCCAAATTTCAGGCGCCATTTCCTCGGTCGGATCTGCCGTCGGATTGCCGCCCGAGAAATTGACCGCGTCGAGATACTTAACGAGCGTCCTCCGCCGACGCACCGTTGCGCCCACCAGATCAGCGAGATACACGCACAGCGCGGAGATCGTGCTGTTGACGTCGCTCACTGTCAGCGTAGGCGTCGGCTGCTGAGAGTCAGTCGTGCGCTTGAAGCCGGTCGCCTGAATCGGCCAGGGCTTGTACTCATTGCCCTGCCACCAGATCGACCCAGCTTGTAGGTGCTGGTGGAAGCGCATCATGTCCCCGCCGATGGCAGTGCAATCCACCTCGAAAAGTTCGATCAGCCGCCCCGGCTCTAGCTGTTGAATGTCTGCCGTGATCGTCACTGAGCCGCCTCCAGCTTTTCAATGCGCGCGGTGGCAGCGTCGAGCATCGCCTTGAGCTTCTGCACCGCTGCAAACAGCGGCATCACGAGGCGCGAATAGTCCACCTGTTGCGGAACGATCGCCTCTCGAAGTTCGAGCACGTCTTCCGGTTGCACGTCCGCAGGATCGCAGTCGTCCCGGTAGACAGGATGGATTGAAACCGCATCCTTCTCGCCCGTCACCACGTGAGGAAACTGCGCCGCGATTTCGTGCGCGAGCGCGAGATCATGCTCGGCGCCCTCGCCGTCAGCCGTGTAGTAGCCGCGATACACCGGCACTGCGCACACGCGTTCCAGCGCATCGAGCGACATCCCAACGACCGTCTTGATCCGATAGTCCGATGTGGTGTTGTACGAAACCGATGTGCCGCTCGGCGTCGAGATGCCGCCGATCTGTGCGCCGTTGCAATAGAACTGAATGAGACCGGAATCCCACGTGCCAGACGCATTGCCGTTCTTCGATACCCAGATCCCCGCTGCCTGCTTGCGCTGCACGTACAGGCCGTGATCGACGCCAAATCCAACGCCGTCCGCCGATGCCGTGCCGTTATAGAGCCCGGCGATGTTCACCGCCCCCACTGAGACATTCCCGTCCGCGGTGATGCGCAGGCCGCCCGCAGTCGTTCCGTTCGGGCAAATCGACAGATTCGCGCCGACGCCAGCCCCGGACGTCGCAAGCAACAGGACGTCGCCAGATCCAACGATCGGATTGAAGTACGCCCCACCCGTATTCGGAATGACCTGCAGGCGCGGCCCGCTGGCCACACCGTTTCCGAAGGATGCGGCAACCGTCGCGCCGGTCGCGGCCTGATTGCTGCTTACGTCGAGGACTGCGCCCGTCCACGCGGCGGCGGTGCCAACCTTTGACGACCCAAGGGTGGCCGCTCCGCTGACGCTCAGCGTGGCCGACGATACGTTGCCGGAATATGCGCCGCTCACGCCAGAGAACGCGCCCGCTGCTGAGATCGACGCATTGGTCGTGATGAGCGAAGTGCCCGAGAGCGAGCCAGTTGCCGCGATATTTCCAGCGACGCCGCCGGTGAAGGTGGCTGCGCCAAGAACCGTCAGCTTTCCCTGTACCGTTTCGTCGAGCCCCTTCTTTCGCCCAATCGTGCGCCAAAGCGAAACGCCATCCGTCTCCCACGTCAGCCGCTCACCCGGCTTTACAACGACGAGGCCGGGCGGCGTATCGCCGCTGCCCGTTGCAACTGCCATCGTGATGTCGTAGCTCCCAGATAGGTTGTGCACCGACACGATCTGGTCGACACCGGTCGTGTTAGCAGCCGGGAAGCGCACCGTCGATGCAGCAGTAGGCGTGAAATTCACGCGCTTGCCCATGTCGGTGGCAGTCAGGTCGCGGACTGCGTTCGGCGAAGAGCTGGTGAGCGTGGCCTGCGTGCTTAGAACTACAACGTTCGCGTTCGCCTTCACGTTTGCGGAACGCACGGTGTCGCCGTCTTTACCGGCCGGCGCCGTACCGAGATTTACGCTTTGGAGTGCGGTCATGTTGTTACGGAGCGAAAGTTTGTTCGAACGTTGCGGTCATGGTGTAGACGCCGCCGTCTTTCGATGGGCGGCTCCACGTCTCGCAAACGAAAAGCAGAGGTGCGGCTTCGAGAGGCGGCGTCCAGAGAAAAGACGTTGCGCCTCCGTGCGCGATGAGGAATGCACGGATCGCTGAGATCTTCGCGGCGTCGCCGATGAACTGCAGATCGAACGACGCCGCGACATTGTTCAGACCGTCGGGCGCGCGCTGCGCGTAGCCATCGCCGAACTGTGCTTTGCGCACGGTCGCGGTGTCGGTGCCCGACGTGTTCGCTACAGTAGGCACCCAGGTGAAAGTGTCGGCCATCGTCAGACCTTCCCGTACTGGTTCTGCCAGAGATAGCCACCCTGCCCCTTCATCTTCTGGGCCATGCGGCTATCGACCAGCTTCTGCACCTGGGCCTGCAGCCAGTTTGCGTCGTTCTGGTCGAACGATGCGCCGCCGCTCGACGTCACGCCCACCTGCACGTGCGTATCGCCGCCACGCGCTGCTGGCGTGACACTGGAAGATGCGCCGACCAGACCGCCCGTCGCGAAGCGCGCCACGCCGTGCACGCTCGCACCGTTATTCATGGCGGAGAGGTTCGACGCGCCGATACGCTTCACCGTCTCGGCAGTCATAACGAACTCGCCATTGCTGAGGCGTGCCGGAATGCTGTCGCTCGTGCCCGTGCCTGGCCCAGTGATCAGACCGCCTGTCGCGTGGCCAATCACGCTGACGGCAGATGAATCTCCACCGAAGAAGCTGAACGCTGAGAGCGCCGCCTTTGCGATAAGCGCTTCTGACGTGATCTTGATGAACCCGCCGACGATGCTCTTTACGAAGTCGCCCATCTGGAACCGGCCATCGACAGCCAGCTCGGTAAGTTGGTCGCCGAGATTGCTGATCGCGCTCTGCGCGGTGTTATTCGCCACAGATGCGAGATCGCTCGTCTTGTCGATGATGTCCTGAAGACCGCCCTTCGCACCCTTTACCCAATCGCCATTGGCGACGTCGGACGCTTCGAAATACGACTTGGTCTCATCACGGCGCGCGTCGAAGCGCTTGTTGATGGACGCACGCTCATCGACGTCTTGAGGCGAGCCGTCAAGGTTTTTGGCGACGGCTTTTTTCTGCCACTCGGCCAGCTCCTTCTGACGCTCCGTCTCGATATTCAGCAGTTCAATTTGCCGCTGCCGCTCCTTCGTCCCGAGGCCGAGCGTTTCCAGCTCGATCTTGTGCTGATTCGCGAGCGCATCATTCTGGTCGACGATCTTGATGTTCGTCTCATAGGCTTCCTGATTCAGCTTCGCGCTGCGCGTGCGCAGATCGAGTTGCTTTTCAAGCGAGGCGTTGAGGCTGTATTGCGCGAGCAATTCCGACTGGTGCGCGACAACGCTTTGTTGCGCCTTCGTCAGCGTCTTGCCAGCGTAGCTATCGATTTCGGCACGAAGCTCGGCCTCCTTCGCAGCCCATCCGGTCAGCTTCTCCTGCCCGCTTAGCGAGCCCTCAAGCGTGGCCTGCGCCTGCTTCGCCTGATCCATCAGCGTGTCAGCGCGCGATTCCTGATACGCCTTCGTCGAGTTGTCGCCCTTCGAAAACGAGAGCTGTCCGGTGCCGACCTGCGTATGACTGTCGCCGTGAGGAACGGTATCGCCCCACAACCTCGACATGAAGTCGGCGTAACCTTGCCCCTCTTTCTTGAGGTTGCCATATCCGACCTGAGCTGCCGCAGACGCAAGCTTGAACTGCCCCGTCAGTCCATAGCCAACGACGGTCGCCAGCGTCGCGACAACTTCCGACGTTTGTTCGAAGCCGATCACGAGCGTTGCAACCGCGCTCGCCGCGGTTTTCATGATGAGCGCTACGCCAGAGTAGAAATCGTTAAGCAACGGCTTCAGCGCGACGTTGTCGCTCAAAGCGTCCGTCAGATTGATGATCGTCGGCAGCAACGCGGTCTTGGCCGCCATCGTCAGCGCGTCCATTTTCGCGTGCGACAGCTCAAGCTGCTCCTGCAGCGCCGAAAGCTGCGCGATCGTGCTGCTCGACATCACGGCGCCAACCTCACCAGCCGTGACGCCGAGCGCGTTCAGCTTCGCACTTCCCTGGTCAAGCAGCGGAATCAGGCTTTTACCCGCCGTGCCGAAAAGCTCGTTCGCGATGGCCGCCTTGCTCGCGCCGTCGGCACTTTTCGCAAATGCATCGGACACGCGCGCCAGAAGATCCTGGGGTGTCGCGGTCTTTAGAGTCTTCAGCGAGATCCCAACAGCGGAGAACGCCGCTGCAGCATCTTTATTGCCGTGCTGCGCCTCGTTCTGCGCCTTCGTCAAGTCCGACAGCGCATCGGCGGCGTCCTTCATCTCGACGCCAACCGTCTTCGCCGCAAAGCCGAACTTTTGGACGTCGTCCGTCGACACGCCGGTCTGCTTCGAGATCTTCTCGACAGTCTCGCCGTAGGTCGCCAACTGCTCGCGCGCGGAAAAGGTCGAATGCGCGGCGATGGCCAGCACGCCCACGAGCGCACCTACGCCCAGCACGACCGGATTCAGCAGCATGTTGAATGCGCCGGTCGCCTCCGCCATAACCAGCAGCGAGCCTGCGAACTGTTTGATGTTGCCCTGCGAGAGCTCGTGCCCAAGCACGAGCAGTTCGCGCTTCGCCTGCGACGACTCAAGACTGAAGCTATGCGTATGCGCGGTCGCCTTCGCGATCTGGTCGATATATGGCTTAACCGAATCGCTGAGCCCGAGATTGGCCGCCCGCATCGCGAGGACTTCAGCGCGCGTCTTGCCCGCCGTCGAGGCGTTCTTCAGCAATGCGTCCGTGAAGCTCTTTACGGCGCGCGCGCTCGCGTCGGAACCGCTTTGCGCCGCCTCGGCAATCGCATCCTGCGCGACCTGCGTGCGCTTCGCCATCTCGGATTGCGTCGAGATGAACGAGTTTGCGGACTTGCGCGCACGCTCCAGCTCGGAGGTATAGCCAGATGCGTCGGCACCTACCTTGACGACGGTTTCATTTGCCACGCGCGGCCTCCTCAGCCTTCTTCTGGATCACTTCGATCACGGCCTCTGCCGCTTGCTGCTTCTTTGCGTCGTAGCCGGGTCTCAGGAACGGCTTGGCTGCCGCGCGCGAGGTGCCAAATTCCACGAAGCGCCCGTAGAACGCGTCCTTCGACCACGTGACGAGGTAGATAGCGAGGTGCCCCGCGACCGATTCCTCGTCGTCGTAGGCGATCAGCACCGAACGCTTCAGCGTGCCCGGAACGTGCTTCGTCCCCTTGCGCTCGTATGCATTCCCCACAGGCGCGCGCAACTTCACCTCCGCATGAATGACGCGTGCGCCAGCGACCGCCGCTTGCCTCAAAACCTCTTCGCTCGCGACGGTTTCCAGCCGATCCAGATAGTCAGTCAGCGCGGTTGGATTCTCGATCGTGATGCGGTTAGCCACTCGCCCTCCGCTTGACCTTGAACTTCTTGCGACCTTTTGCCTGAGACAGGTCTACGCCGAACACCGAGAGCGCGACGAACCGAGCCTGGTCTTTCGGATCGTCAAACAGCACTGGATCTGGCTTGCGTCCGCCCGGAATGAAATCGGCCGGCGCAAAGGCCGGCCGCTTCGGGTCGCGATGAATGTTCGCCATGGTTGACGCGACGATCCCCATACGAAGGTTCTCGATCGGCGTGCCAAACGGCTCGATGTTGTAGTACGCCATCCAGTGCGCGAACTCCACGCTGTCGATCTCGCGCTGCGCGCGCGAAACCGACATGCCGAGCGCGAGCGCTAGGCGGTGCCAGAAGAGTCGCTCTGGATGGCTTCGGAGTTTTTTTCCGCTTCCTTCGTTTGCGCATCGCCGAGCGCGTTCACACGCACGCAAACGAGGCCGACCTTCCGGATAAACGCCGCGTCCTTGGCGCGCAACACGCTCAGTTCTTCAGCCGTGAACAGCGGCTCGCCTTGCTCGTCGACCACCGTCGCAATGACGACTGCGGAGAAGTAGACGCTGTCGCTCGTGCCGAGATCCAGCAGAGCCTTCTGCAAGGCATCGCGCGCGAAGCCGTCCATGACCTTGATCCGCACGTCGCCGACGCCCTCGATCGGCACGACCTGCGTCGCCGGCTCGGCCAGCTCCAGAAACTGCTCCTTAGTGATAAGGCTCATCGCACTCCCTTAAGCGGCTGCCGGCGTGACTTCGATGTCGCCGGTGATTTTGATGACGACCGTGCCCTTCACGACGTTGTCGACTGCCGAGGTGATCGGGAAGCTCTTCACATAGGCCTCGAACTCGATGGTCGTGCCGTCGCTGAGCGTGGCCTGATACGACGCGATGACGCCCGTCTTCTTGTCGGCGAGCAGAGCAGCGTGGCTCGCCTCCTTCATATTGATATTGATGTCGAACGAGACGGTGTCCCAGTCCTGCAAACCTTGGCGATACTCCTTCGCCGTACTGTCGAAATCCGTCACGTCGATGTCACTCGCGGAACCTGCGAAGCCGTTGAGGTTCGACATGTTCTTGATCGCCGACCACACCGGCGCCTGCGTCGTGCCGGTGTTTTTCGCGAGCTTTGTGCCCTGCGAACTGACTGCGGTGCTGGTCATGGTTTCACTCCTGATACCAGATTGAATAGTCCTGCCGACTGCCGAAAAGCTTCGTTTCGTCCTCGTAATCCGGGACGGACGCACCGATCGGCGTGCCAAACACAGGCGCAGAAGTCATAGCCGCCCGCACCTGCTGAATGAGGGTCGCCGCTTCGGCACGCGTGGTCGCCCATACGGTCACCTGCATGCGGCAGTTTTGAAGCGTGTCTGCGCCGTCGAACGTGGTTTCATCGACGCCGCCGGCACCCTGATAGACGATGTACGGCTTGACGACAGTCGCGGGCGCGACGTCTGGGTAGACCCGACCGCTCGCCAGCGCCTTGATCGCGCTATAGGTCACAGATTCAGCGCTAGCCATCGTTGGCGCCCTCCGTACACGCAAGATCCGTGTGATCCCGTGTGTCGAAATCGGGCAAGGCCTTCAGAATATTGAAGACCCCGTCGATTACCTCCAGACCACCAACCGTTCGCACAACGACCGCCCGCATACCGTTGTCAATGCCGGTTCGAAAGCGGATGCGGATGCTCGCCGTCGCCTCGCCAACATCGCTGTCCGCCCGGAGCGTTTCCTTGCCCGTGAGCATCTTGACGTTGCAGCGAACGGTCATGACCTCGACCCAAGTGTCGAGCGGCTGTCCGGTATCCGGGTCGCGATCGTCGTCTCCTGCGCGGCGCTCAATCCGAACACGGCGGTTTAGCTTCCCTGCTTCCATCAGAACCTCGGCGGGACAGTGATTGGTGCCAGCAGATAGGCCGCATAACCATCCGGTATTTCCACGATGGCTTGCCGCGACTGGCCAACAGCGAAAAGCTCGCGCTGTTCGTACGCCAATGCGGCCGCAAGCAGCATCCACGATCGAACAGAAGGAAACTTGGCGAGATCGGTGCCCGCTTGATACGTGATGGTCACAGTGCGCGCGTGCGGCCATGGCCACGGCGCGATGCTGGTCGGCGAGAGGGCCGACTCCTTGCCATACTGCACAAGCTCGTACGCGCTGGGATCGAGCGTTTGCGCGACGCCCTTCGTGTCGCGATACTCGACGCTCTCGATGCTCAGCACCTGCCCAAGCGACAGCGGAAACTCGCCCTGCGGAAAGCCGGGCAAGCGCTCGACGTAGCGCGCTTTTCGGATTGCCGCGCCGGCCTGCGATTCTGCTGCCTGGCGCGCGCCGGGGATCACGACGTCTTCGACGTATTGCCGCTCGTCTTCGTCGTCAATACGGCACTGCGAGTCGACATCCTCGAAGGTGAGCGGCTCCGCGTCGTCTATGTATGCGACGAGAACGGCGGCCATAGTGCGTTAGCCCTTAGCCGCAGCAGCCTTCGCCGCGTCGCCCTTCGCCGCGGGCTTAGCATCCTTGGCGTCCGCCTCGTGCTCTTCCGCGATGCCCATTTCGATGAGCTTATCCGCGCGCTCATCCTCGAAACCGGTGACATCACCGGGCGTGTATTGCCGGTGATGGCGCTTGATTTTGACCAGCTTCATGCTCTTTCTCCGATTGGCGGCCCGCACGCACAGGCGCGGGCCGCAGGCTCACAGGACAGGCTTACGCGCCCCAGGTCACGGCGGTCAGAACGGCGATCGATTCGACGTGGCGCGGGCCGAAGTCGTTCTTCGCGATCACGCGAATCAGCGTCTGGTCGCGCTGGAATGCGCTGACGACGTTGCCTTCGGAGTCCTTGTAGGTGGCTTCCTTGCTGTAGTCGATTTCGAGCGTTTCTTCTTCGCCGATGAACACGTCACCGAAGTCAGCGAAGTAGATTTCCGACTCGTTCGTGCCAGCACCCAGGTTGACCGGAACCTGCGTGGTCTTGCCGACCGGATAGCCCTTCAGCATGCCGTTGTCGAGTTCCGGATAGACCTTGTTGCCATTGCCGTCGCGCAGGCTCGTGAGGAAGCGGAAGACGCGCGGCGCCATGATCCAGCCGGGCTGAGTCATGTTGGCGTCGGCACTTTCCAGCGCGAGGATCGCCTTGTTGAGGTCGGTATCGACCTTCTGCAGAGTTGAGCCGTCGCTCGCCGGGATCAGGTTGCCACCGAGCGCCCAGAAGCGCAGGCCCTTCGGCGTGTTGGCCGTGCCGTCGTCACGAATGAACGCTTTGTCTTCGCGGGCGCCGATCGCGCTCGTCAGATCCGAGACGACGAGCTGATCGACGTTCGGGTTGACACCTGCGTACTTGATCAGATCGTTCGCAATCGGCACCAGCGCGGCGAGCTTCTTCGCCGTCAGTTGCAGATCGTCGAACTGTTGCTCGGTCGCGGGCATGTCGCTGTCGGCGCCGATGTAGCCGACGACCGCACCACCCTTCAAGCGCGGAATGGTGATGTTGCCGTTCGAGATCGGAAGCGTGCGCGCACCGAGGTTGCGAACGACCGACTTGGGGCGCAGCAACTCGATCACTTCGCTCGACAGATTTGCCGGCACGAGGATGCCGCCCGCACTCGAGCTGAGCGTGTTCAGCGACATCGCGACCTCTTCACCGAAACCACGATCGATCGCGAGCTGCGAGGCAAGCTTCGCGTCGCCGCCGGCAGCAGCGAGAGCGCGAACCATGCGCGCCATCTTGGCGCCCTTCACTTCCGGCATCTTCGGCTGAGCCGGCACACTCGCCGCCGGGCTGCCCGCAGGCGCGGTCACCGCAGCCGGCGTCGGGTCGACGGGAACTGCTGCAGCCGCGGCCATCCGCTCGGCGGCTTCGGCACGCTCGATCTGCGCGGCGATTTCGCCGAATTTCGTGGAGAGGTTCGCGAATTCGGTGTGCTGCTCGGCCGTCAACGCAACGCCGCCGGCTTCGATTGCCGCGAGCGCCTGAACCTGCTGGTTGATGTTGGCGCGTTCGCGGCGAAGTTCATTGAGGTTCAAAGTCATCTCCAAAAAAAATGCCGCCCGGAGGCGGCGACACTTCACTGTGGCGCGAACGCGCTCACACGAGAATTTGGCGGGTCAAAACAACTGGTGTTTCAGCAGCGCGCGAGCATGTTCATGGCCGCGGCCTGCGCGGCCACGCTGCGACGCGACGTCGGCTGGCGCGATGAGCGCGAGGCGCGCACTTCCGCTGCGATGCGGTTCACTGCCGCTTGTGGCGTTTCCATGCTGTCCGCGAGCTTCGCGTCGATGCCCTGCTTGCCGAAGTAGATACCGGCTTGCGTGTCCTTCACTGCTTGCGTGCTGAGCCCACGGAAGTTGGCGATGGCATCGACGAACTGCTCGTAGCTGTTCTGCACCATGCCTTGCAGGAACTGCAGCGACTGATCGCTCAGCGGCTCGTGCGGCGTGAGGTCGTTTTTGTGGTCACCCGCAAACACTGACGTCACCTTGACGCCCTGCTGCTCGTCACGTTTCGAGACATCGACGTGTTTCGCAATGACGCCGATGGAGCCGACGCCCGACGTCTGGCTGACGATGATGTTCGAAGCAGCGGCGGCGATCAGATAGCCGCCTGAGAAGGCAGAAAAGTTGACGATCGCCGTGATCGGTTTCACCTGCGAGGCGGCGCGAATGTCGTTCGCAAGCTCGAAGGCGCCGGTGGCGCTACCACCGTTCGTGTCGATGTCAAGGATGATGTGCTCGACCATAGGATCCGCAGCGGCCTGGTTGACCGACCCTCGCAGGCCCTCGTAGCTGGTCATCGGCTCGCACGCGTTCATGTGCGCCGAGCGCGACACGAGGATGCCCGACACCGGGATGATGTCCAGCCCGGTATCGGCGACAACCGCAGCCCGGCGCTCTGACGCGCTGGGCCGCATTTCCGGGCCACCGTACGGCCCGTCGTCGTCCATGATCTGCGGCTGCACGCCATTCACACTCAGGTTGACGATGTTCAGGTGCAGCGACTGACTCGCCCACTGCATTGCGAGATCCATCATGTGGTCAGTCACAAGCTGCGGCTGGTTGAAGAGCAGGCTCGCGAGCCGGAGGTGTGGTCTCAAGATAGGATCCTTTGAACGTCTTCGATTTCCGCCTTGGTCGGCTCACTCTTGCCAGCCGAAACTGGTAGCGGAAGAGGTTTCGACGCGTCCACCATGTTCAGCGGCTGCAGGTAGACATCGCCGCCTTGGACGGGAGGCATGTTTTCGAGGCGGCGAATGTCGTTGATCGACAGCCAGCCCCACTGGCGCCCGACCGCATACGCGGCGTAGCGCGACGCCTGATCGCCCCGCAGGAGACCCGCGAGGTTGTATTCGATGAAGTACTCGTTACGCTCCGACGGGAGCAGCAGATCGCGCGCCTTCGCCTGCTCGTGCCGCTTCACCCACGGCAGCAGCGTGTAGATCACGTACTGCAGAGACTGATTCTCGATGTTGCTGAACGTCGCGCGCTCCAGCTCGTTCACCATGTGCGCCGGAATCTTGTAGATGCGCGCAATGTCGAGCGTCGAAAGCTTCAGGGCGTCGATCAGCGCCGCATCGACGTTGGTCATCGACAACGGCTTGAAGGTCATGCCCTCCTGAAGCATCGCAACCTTCTTTGCGTTGCCGGAGCCACCGAACTTCGCATTCCATGAGTCAGTGATGCGATCGACGCTCGCCTGATCCTTGAGCGGCGTGCCGGGGCGCTCGATGACGCCCGAGAGCGCGGTGCCGTTCAGGAACGACTTCCCGGCGTACTGCTGCATTGCCTGCGCGTGCCCGATAGCGTTCGCATGCAGCATGATCGGCGACAGGCCGGTGTAGCCGTTAATCGACATCCAGCGCACGTGGTGCACGAGACGCTGCGGCATCGGATCTGAGCCGTAGACGCGATAGAAGGGCATCAGATCACCGCCCCTCATCACCGTCACAGACTCATTACACAGTGGATACAGGCCCTGGATAACACCGTCCGAGTCACGGTCGATGTAGCTGTAGCTGTTGCCGCGGAGGCCTACGGCTACCTGCGACTGCTCCTGATATTCGAACGGCGTCTGCCATGGATTCGGCGCGTACTTCAGGATCGGATACAGCGGATGGTCGGTCGCTGGCTTTCGGTCATCACCCACGCGCCGATAAAGCTCGATCGGCAACTGCGCAATGCTTTCGGCAAGCAACGTAATGCAGTTCTGCAGAACCGTCAGCGAGAGCGCGCTTGCCGGTGAAACGACTTGCCCGGAATCCGAGCGCGAACTACCCAGAAACGACGAGAGCCAGCCGCCCGGCCCCATCTGCGTCGTGCCGCCCTCGGCGAGCAACTGTTTGCTAAAGAACATGGGTCACTCCTTCGGCTTTGCGGCCCGCGCTGCGCGCGCAGCGGCCACGTCGGCGAGGAATGCCCACAGCAGCATCAGGACGCCCGCGACGATCAGGCCAGCCGGCAGGCTGATGAGCGCCACGCCAGTGACCAACAGCGCAAACCCGAGCAGCCCGGCCACCCATGCAGCGACGCCAATTGAATTCAAACACCCACCCCTTGATCGTAGATCGACTCCGAGTCGACGCGATCGGCCAGCATCGCGCGACCGATCGCCATGATGAGCGCCACGGCGCCGTCGATCTTGTTGTCGTTGCCCTGCTTTACCGGGCGCACGACGTCGTCGTTACCCGGTAGATTCTTCCCGATCACATTGCTGATACACCACGTCATGAGCGGATTGCCGTCGTGATGGAACCGGCCCGACGTAATGGCGGCCTCCAGCTCCTTCATCGGATCCGACATGTTCGTGTAGTTCTGCACGATCGTGACGGGCGTTAGCCCTTCGTCATCGAGTTGGTGCGACAGGTTGGTCGCACCGTGCGGGTCGATCGGCGAGCACTGCACCGGGCAAAGCCGATTGGCGTCCTTCGCTTCTTCGAGGATCACGCGATAGTCGATCTCGGCGCCATCGGTCTCTACGAGGAAGCCTTGATTGACCCACTTCTGATAGCGCTCCGCCATCCGGCGATTTTCGGTGTTGCGCACCGTGTCTTCAGGCACCCAGAAGCGGGGCGCCACGCAAAAATAATGACGGCGACCGTCGATGTCGCGCCAGAAGATGCGCGGCATGCTGTTCAAGTCGAGCTTGCGCGCAAGGTCGAACGCCAGAACGCACGACTGCCCCTCGAACTGTTCGAGCGATAGCGTTGGGTCTTCGCACGCCTTCCAGTCTTCGAGGTTGAAGTAGCCCGTCTTGGCTGACGTCCAGACGTTGAGGTGCTTTGTCTTGAACGTGTTTGTGAAGCGCGCCGACTTGATCGCACGCTGCTGCTGGCTCTCCAGATACTCCTGATAGACCGAAATACCGATGTTCGGGTTGGCCTTGGCCAGAGTCTTCGGGTCAGTCCAGTCATCGCCCTCGTCGATCGTCCAGATCCAGCCGAAGAGCTCGTCGTCGGGCACTGTGCCCTCAAGCATTTCAATGACCTGCCGCCGCTTGTCGTAGCACGGGCCTTCGATGTTCGCGCCCGCCGTTGTGATGACGAACATCAGCGGCTGCCGGCGCGCGCCCATGCCGGTGAGCATCGTTTCGTACTGCGCGTTGGTGTCGTGCTCGTGATACTCGTCTTCGATCGCACACGACGGCGATGCGCCGTCGCCTGGATTTCCGATGATCGGCTCGAAGCGGCTGCCGTCTTCCGGACGACTCAGGTTTTGCGCGTTGACCTCGATGCCGAGGTGATCAACCAACATCGGCGATCGCTTGACCATAAGGCGCGCAGGCCGGAAAACCTCCCAGGCCTGCCGCTCAGTCGTCGCGCCGCAATAGACCTCGGCGCCGAACTCGTCGTCAGCGGTGAACATGGCAATGCCGACGCCTGCGGCGATCACGCTCTTTCCGTTCTTGCGCGGCACCTCCCAATACGACTCCCGGAAACGCCGGAAGCCGGTCTTTTTCTTGACCCAGCCGAACGTGCACGCAAGCCCGAAGACTTGCCACGGCTCAAGGGTCACGAGCTGCCGCTTAAATGCCCACTCGCCCTTCGTGTGCGGCATCAACTGAATGAGCCGCAGCTTCTTCTCGGCCTTCGCCGGATCGAACTTGTATTTGAACGCCGCCGTCTTGCTCGCAACCAGGTCGTCAAGGTGCCGCTGGCACGCGAGAATTACCCACCGGCATGCCGGAAACTTTCCGCGCACGACGTCGCGCGCAAACTGGTTCGCCTTCGCGACCAGCGGAAAGGATTCTTTCGGCATGCTCTAGCCCAACAGTGCGGCAAACGGATTGCCCTCGTTCTTTTTCTTCGGCCCCATCAGGCGTTGACGGCTCGAAGGGTCGAGCCCGAGCATCGCGCCGAACGTCGCCATCTGGCCCGCCGCCTCTTTGACGACAGTCGCGGCCGGGTTTTTCACCGGGCCGCCCTGCGCGCCCGAGACTACCGGTCCATGCCGCACAAGTTCGTCCTGCGCGCGCCGCCAGTTCCCGTACGCCGAGCAGAAAATCTCCAGGTTGTGGAGATCCGTCAGCTGCAAGATCTTTTGCTTGCAGAGGAGCGGCGCGACGCGCTTCCACATCTCGGCCGCATCGACGTCGAGCCATTCGGGCGGGTCGATGTTCGTGGCCAGACCGAAATCTGGTTCCTGTGTATTGAGTTGCCGCTTACCCGGATTGCCGGCGGCCTCCTTGTTAGCGACGGGCTTCGGGCGACGTCCGGAGCGGCCCGCGACTCCGGGCATATTTTCTCAACCTTTAAATTTCATTTTTCGCGGGCGTGTTTTTTCGACGGAACGGTCGGTACCGGAGCGATTCGGCCCCAGAGATTGCACACCCCCTACCCCCAGCCGAGCAGCTGACGATGCCCGCGCAAGCCGCTCAGCCGCTCTCCCTGCCGGTCTTCGAGGCGTGGCAGGGGTGGCAGATAGATTGCAGGTTCGAGTCGTCGTCGGTGCCGCCACGCGCCTTAGGGACGATGTGGTCAACTTCGGTCGCGATCGTCACGCGACCAGCACTCTTGCACGTCTGACACAACCCGCAGTCGCGCGCGAGGATTCGCTCGCGCAGCCTGACCCAGGCGTTGCCGTAACCGCGCGCGTGGCGATTTCCCCGCTTTGAGTCGGGCGCCCACTTAACCTCTTCGGAGGCGTGCGCCTCGCACCATGTCTTGCCGCCCGCGACCAGCGTGCGGCAGCCGCGATGCTTGCACGGCCGCATTGGCCGCGCTGGCATCAGGCGGCCGGCGTCGGCGCGGGCGCCGGGTACGCGGCAGCGAGCGCGGCATTGGTTGCAGCCTGCACGGCTGCATCGGTCAGGCTCGGGTCGTTCGCCTTCAGGGTGAGAGCGATCTGGATTGCGACGTTGACGTTGCTTGCGTTCATGGCGAGTCCTTCGGTAGTTGATTCAGGAATGGCGGCGAGCACATCGGCGCCGAGTTGCGTCTTCGGGATGAGTCTGTTGAGATACGCGAGCGCACCTTCAACGGTCGATTGCCCACCAACAATGTCGATGGGCGCAGCGAGCGCAGCATCGACTGCATGCCGCGCGGCTTGCTCGGTTGCGATAGCGACACTGTTCGCGTTGGCGTGCGCTTCGAGTTGACTGATTCGTGCAGACAGCATCGAACTGAGCGCAGTCACATCTACTGCGGAAGCGGCTTCCACAGATTTCGCCTCGGTTTTGAACCACGAGACGATCTTCTGAATGATGGCTTTGATGTTCATGGTCGACCCAGTCATTGAGATACCATCTAGGCGGAACTTCGAGGGCGTCGTTCCACTAACCATCATCGAGAGAACAATGGCAAAAAGAATCGACAACATTGACCTGAATGGCCACATTCCCCCGAACGCAAAATCCGTGAAGATTAAGTTCGCTTGCTATACAGCTGAAGGGAAGGCGCTACTTTACCGATTCAGTGGCGACTCTTCGCCAGTTGCTCTGCACGGCCCAGAAGGAGTCGTGGAGGTGAATATCGGCGTATCGAGAACTCTGGCGCTCGAAATTCTGGATGATTCCGCTTGGCAGATCGGGGTATCCGGGTATTCGATCTGATCTAAGAAACAAAAAAGCCCGCTTGCTTTCGCTTGCGGGCTTCGTGTTCGCACCATTCGTACGGTATATGAAAATGGAGTTTATGCGAGGATTTCTCGCACGTCAAGCAGTCCTCATCAGCATACCGACTTCGTCGAGGCGCTCGCTCAGCGCGGTCAACCCCTTCTTCTCCAGCTCGCGAATCCATTTGCGGATCGTCGTTGCGTGGCGGTTCGCCGGGTGCTCGTCGATGCCGAGCTTTTCCGCCTCGTCGAGAACGTGGATCTTGTCGCCGAAGTGCTTGCGCAGCACCGCGACACGGAACGCCTTCACCGGCAACACATCGCGCGCCTCGCGCGCAACCTGATCGGCAAGCTGCGACACCGACTCGCGGAACAGTTCGGTCATCCGCCAACCGCGGCAGCACGGGCTCAAGCAGTTGCAGCTTTCGCTGCGGATGGCCTTACCCGCCACCAGCGCGAGCATCTGCCAATAGTCGAGGCCCTCCAGTTCGCGAAACACCATGCCCGACTGGCCCGCGCCGTCGAGGCCGGTCAGCCCGCGCCCGCTACCGCGCGACGGCCCTTGCAGCAGCTTCGCCATGGGCGACATCGCGTATTGCTGGCTCGAATAGTTGCAGGCGAAAGTGATCGCCTCTTCGGCGCTGCGGAAAATGCCTTCGTGTCGTGCGTTCATATCTGCCCTGTCGTTTGTATTGTTGCTCGCGCCTATACTTCGTCGCCGAACTTGCTCATCACGTGCGTGCGCATTGCGGCAATCAGCGCGGTCTCACCGAATTGCGAACAGTGGCCGCTTTGCGTCTGCGCCATCCAGAAATTGGCGTCGCCTGCTGCGGGAAAAAGCGCGATACGCTCTTGCTCGATCAGCGCGCCGCCGTCCATCCAGTCCGTAGACGGCTGATACAGACCATGCGCGACGAAGGTATTTGCCGGGTCGGCGACGCCATCGAGCACACCAACGCGCACCCGCTCGACGATCGCCGCGCCGTTTTTCAGCTCCACCGATACACCGCGAGCGCGCGCGACCCAGAAGTCGAGTTCCCCGCCAACCAACTCCGCAACCTTCATCGGTACAGCCTCCCTCCCCCATTCACGATCACCGCTAGCCATGAACGGCGCCAGCGACTTCTTGTTGTCCGCAATCTTCACCGCGAGCCACGCATGCTCTTCGCCGACCAGTCGACGCTTTTCGCGCAGATAGCGACGGAACTGCTCGGGCACGAACGCGAGCGCCATCGCACTGCCCTCGACCTGCACGCCGTTGTGCTCGCTCCGGCGTAGTCTGGTTACGGTCGTCTCGACGAGCTGCTCGACCTCCCCGACGCCCGACCGCCCGCCGATGCTGAACATACCGATCACCGGCATCTGAACCTGTAGGCGGATCGGCTTCATGCAGGCACCTCGGCGCGCCATTCTTCATCGCCGCTCGCGAGAAACGGCTGGAACGTGTTGCCGTTGAGCGCGATAAGCGCGTCCACCCACGCCAGTTCGGCAGTCGCCCACTGCCAGCGCTTCACGAAGATCCGATAGCCGCTCGGGATCAGCGCTAGCACCCGCACGATGTACTCGTTGCCGCCCAGGTCTTTCTTCCGGTACCGGCGAAAGCCATAGGCCATCGCATGCACCGACCTCTGAATGCGATCGACTTTGTAACGACTGCCGCACCAACGCTTCACTGGCGCCGCCGGAATCGGCAGGCTGATCTCGACTTTCACTGGCTGCACTCAGCTTCCTCCGTAATACCCATCTTTCGCGCGCGGATCGGTGCCCACTCAAGAAACGCCTGGCTGAACGTCACCTGCTTTTTCTCGCGTGTCGCGCTTCCCTGATCCAACCAGCTATGGCACCAGAAGCAGCCCGGCACCGTGCGCGCGTGATTCGACTTCAATCCCATTCCCTTGCCGGCGGCCAAACTGTTCTCATGGCACGGCACGACCGTTTCGTCGTTCGGGTTGCGGCGGCAGATGCCCGGCACGCGCAGGTAGCACGGCTCGTCGCGGCACGCCGCCAGATACTTCGATCCTTCCGCCACCGTCGGCTTCTTCACCCGGCGCTTCATCGTCGAGCGCTGCTTCAGCGTGGCCGCCGAAGGTGAGGACTTCCAGGAGCCACGCGACATCGGCTTCTTACGCGGGCCGAATCCCGATCGCTTCAATCCGCCCCCTTCGCCTCGAACAGCCGGCCCCGCTTGCCGCAATGCCCTGTGACGACGGCGAACCAATGCGGATACTGTCGCTGTACGCTGGCGCGCGCGGCTGGCGCAAAGAAGTTTGGCTTGCCATCCACAGGGCTGATCCGACCGGCCAACGGATGCGTGCACGCGCTGCTCTCGACTGCCGGCGGAATAATTGGCCGCCCTTCGATGGCTGCCACACGCCCCCCCGTAGAAGCGGCAATTGATACAGAGCTTCAATCCGCCTCCCGCACCGAATCCTCGATCGTGAAATGGCGCGGGTTCTTGTCCGCATGCTTGTCGAGGATCGCGCCCGCCGCCGCGTTGAGCGCCGCGTAGAAGTCTTTCGAGCTGGGCGCGCGGTCGTCGGTCATCATGTTCTGGATCATGGCGTCGCGAAGCACGACCAGCGACGTGATCGCCTTCGTGATGTGCGACATGCCGGAATCCGGGTCGATGTCCTCGCCTTCCCACCACGAGAACAGATGTCGAATCGTTGCGTCGTAGTAGACCGACGCACGCACGCCGACGGCGCGATAGTTGTGACGCCCGTATTTCGCAGCGCCTTCGAGCATTGCGACGCCCACTTCAGCCATGACCGCAGCGGAGACAGTCGACATCGGCGCCTTGCGCACACCCACCAGGTCTTTCGGGTTCGATGGCTTAGCTGTCATGCCGCCTCCAGCTGCGCAGTGACTGCTGCCTGCGAAATCACGGGCATTTCGCCCGCAAGGCCGACCAGATACGTCGCGGTGAACACGCGCAAGCCGAGTGATCGGGCGATATGGCATTCGAGCGAGGCACCGCGCGACTGCTCCCAACCGGGCAACAGGGCGATACCGTCACAATCGACGAGCTGCTTGATGTCCGCCCGCATGCAGTCGAGCCATTCGGCCGACTTGTCCGTATTGATCTCAGCCGGGTTGACGATCTCGAAGCCCAGTTCGCGAAGGCGTCGTGCCTCGGCGTGGAACGCCGGGAAGTTGAGTTCGGCGTAGCCCGTCATCGGGCCGGCGATATAAAGCTTCATGCGTTTGCTGCCCCGAAAAGAGCCGCGACCAGCGGATCACGGCGAACAAAGGTGCCCCGCTTCTCTGCGGCACGCTTGCGCTGCTGCGCGCGGATCTCGTCGAACTTGTCGATGCGCTCGCGCTTGAGCTTCCGGTAGTAGCGCTTGCTCAGCTCCTGCCTAGACTTCGGCGTGGGTCGCTTTGCGTCGCGACCGGCACCCCAGACCCACACAGCCGTCGGCGCGCCGTCGCCACACGTAGGCAAGTAGCGCGTGATGTGCATTTCGGCACGATTCGCGCCGATGAAGCGCCGCACTGTCGGCTCAGAGCACACGGCAAGCTCCGCGAGTTCCGCGGCAGTCGCGCTGCGCGATTCGAGGATCGCCCTCATACGCGCACCGCTGCTTTGGGCCGCCCGCTTCGCCGGAATCGCGCGGCGGCGATCCGCAAGCTCCAGATCGCGCCCGCGCGCCGTGAGCGCGGCCTCAGTGCGAAGCGGAAACAAATGCACAACGGTCTTCAGTGCTGCCGGCTCATCCCAGACCTTGCGCAGCAGCGCATCCTCTTCCGGGCTCCATTCCGGAGCGCGCGGCATTCCCCTGTAGATCCCAGTCATCAGAATTCCTCCACCTGCCAGCCGCCGCCGGCCTTCTTGGGTTTCGCCGTAACGGCGATGAACTTCACCGGGTGCTGATACGCGGCCACCTTGATCTTCACGCGCGCATCGTCTGTCCAGTGTCCCTTGACCTCGTGGCATTCGAGCCGACCGTCGGCCAGCATTACCGCGAAATCGGGCGTGTAGAACGTGTTGTCTGCCAGGCGAAACTTCCACGCCTCGAAGCCGAACCACGCGATCTCGCCCGCCTGCTTGCGCTCTTCGAGGTGCTGCGCGTATCGCTGCTCGGTCTGGTTGAGCTCGCCGAGCTTCAGCCGTCCCAGCGCCTGCATCGCCTTCTTCGCAGCGGTGCCCGCCGCTTCCGGCTTGCTTACCGGGTGCGGCGCGGGCCACGTGCGCGGCTCGGAGCCGCTGATCTTTGCCGTGCCGATGCTGGTTGCGCCCTCTTCGAGACGCATCGGCCATACGTTGCGTTTGCCCATGCTCAGAAAGGGATGTCCGGTTCAGCGGTGAACGTTGAGCGCACCATGTCGTCGACAATGCGGCTGTCAGTCGTCGCCAGCACGAAGAACTTCTGCCCGCGGTGCGCCCGCGCGAGCCGCTCCGCCTCCATCACTGCGCTCTGCCGCGACTGGTGCTTGAACGTCGGTGGCGTTTGGCCGGTCGGCGACCAGACGAGGTAAAACGGCTTCGGGTCGAAGAGATTCATGGTCACGCGCCCTCGGGTCGTTGCACGATCAGCTTTCGCCAGTCGCCTTTGCCTGGCTTGAACGAGGAAAAGTGTGTCGCATCCTTGACCAGCCAGAATGCGGCCCAACCGCCGCCCTGCGCGTCAAAGACCGCAGGCTCCTTGGGCGAGAGGTACGCACTGCCGCTTCCGTCCTGCACCAACCAGCGATACTCGGCAGCGACGTGACTCCAGTCGATCGACGGCAGCACAAGCTCTTCGGGCTTCGGCAACACGCGGTAGCACAATTCGCCTTCCCATGACGGCGAACATTCGCGCCAGTCGCCCGGACAATCCTCACGACGCCATTCGATCGGCCAGCCGTCCTGCCACAGTGCGAATGCGAGTGCCCGCGAAGCAAGCGCCACTTCGCCAAACGGCTTGTCGAGATCGCGATTCAGGCTTTCCAGCGCCGCCACACCGCGCACGCCGCCGTCGATCATCAACCGCACACGGAAGCCTTCGTTGTAGGCCGAACTTACGAAGGCGAAATGCTCTTCGATCACCTTGTCGTTGCTCATGCGCCCTCCGGCTGTTGCGCCGACTGCTTGCCCCCGCGCAGGCTGGCGTACAAGAGAGATCCCACGCAATACGCCGCGGGCAACAACAGCTCTCCGACCCAGATCAGCGCAAGCACAAAGGCGAGCGACGAAACCCACTCGTAGGCAGCGTTCAATGGGGCGGGCCGATCAACCTCCCGAGCCCGTCCGCTCAAAACCATGATCCAAGAGCAGACGCACGCGAACCAGATCAACACGTCGATGAAAAACTTCGCGCCCGTGATGCCGTACACCAAGTACAGGTAGAAACACGCCGCGAGCAGCGCGTCGAAAGTGACGTTTTTCAGAAGTCTCGAAAGATCCAGGCTCATTTCTGGTTTTCCATGTAGTTGATCCGACCCGCCACACCGCCTGCGGCTTGTGGGCACGTACCGCCATTCCTTTCGTGACACCTTGGCAATGCCTCGGTATACCCACGCACCGCCAACCGCTTAAATCGCCTCTGCTTCGTTGCCCGCTCAACCTGCGTCCTGCTGGTCGCTTTGCTCGCGGCGAACATCGTTGAGGTAGGCGTACAGCGCTTCGCCGCGCTCTTCGCTCTCTCGGCTGACTGCGGCGAGCAGGTATTCCATCCAAGGGCCCGGGCCGAGCACCTTGCAGACCTTCGCCTTGAACTGCTCGAAGTACTGGAAGCGCGCCGGGTCAATGGCGTGACGCTTGCCCTGTTCGCGCCAACCCGCCTCGCCCAGCCACCAACCGTCCGGCGCGCCGCCAGTGGTCGTGTCGCCAGTCGCTTCATCCTTCGCTTCCCAGATGCCCGTCCAGCCGCGCAACACCGATTCGTCGATTGCCGTCACGACATCGCGGCCCAGCTCGTGAAGCTTCGCGAGCTTCTTCAACGTGACCTTCGCTGCGGGACGCGTCCAGGGAACGTCGGCTTTCTTCTCTTTCGCCTCACGGTGTTCGCACCAGTCGAGCCACGATTCGGCGGGCAGCCAGGCAGGCAATTCGATGGCTCGAAGTTCGGCATGCAACGCAATTCGCGGCGCTTGCCGCGCGCCTTGACGGTTCTCTGACGGTTCTTTGGTGGTTCCTGACGAGTCGGGTGCAAAAGCTTTGCACCCTTTAGCGCTCTGAATTGCACCCTTTCTGTCGCCAGTTGCACCCTTTACGTCGTCGTTTGCACCCTTTCCATTGGGTGCAATTTCTTCACCCTTTGGGCCAGACTGAATGGGTGCAAGATCTGCACCGTTCAGCCAATCAGCACTGATTCGGTATTCGCGGGCACGGCCACGCCCACCGCCTTCATTAGCGACCAGAATCAGCCAGCCGCGTTTGAGCATGCGTTTGATCTGGTATTGCACCGCCCGCTCGGATTGACGCGTCTTGACCGCCATCGTCTCGATGCTCGGGAAGATGTGCGTGCCGTCGTCGTCGGCGTAGTCGGCGAGCTTGAGCGCGAGGTTCAGTTCGCCACCGCCTTCGGGGTAGCGATCCCAGACCTTGTCCATGACCTTGATGCTCACGCGGCCTCCGCCTCAAGGTGAAGGCGGTAGATCGACGACGATTGAGCGCGGCGCTGGCGCGTCACGAGCCCGCGCGCCTCCAGCGCATTGAGCGCGACGGAGATCGTCATGCGCGTGACGCCGCAGACTTCCGCGAGGCGGTCGATGGTCGGCCAGCAAGCGTGCATTGCGTCGCCGCTGTCGCCCGCCTGCTCGGCGAGCGCAAGAAGCAGCAGCTTCTGGGTGCTCGGCAATTGCGTGCGCCACGCGCGCTTCACGAGAATGTTGCTCATCGTCGCCTCGCTCAGCCCGCCGCCACCAGGCCGAGCGTTTCGTTCAGCTGCCCCGTCGCCGCGCATTTCTGCGTGCCGCGAACGGCCAGCTTCGCGTCCTCGATCAGCTCGCGCACGCGACCGCAGACACTGCCGAGGCGCATGTTCGTGCGGTCAGCGATCTCCTGCCGTGTGAGCGTCTGGTGCGGGCTGTAGAACAGGTCGAGGATCATCTGCTTCTGCGTGCGGCGCGCGCCGCCGTCGAGCGCGTCGTATGCCGCGCGCTGTGTATGCGTGGATCGCATGTGGGTCACTCCGCCATGCCGCGCAGACGCGCGGTGATGTTGAACAGCACCTGCGCGTGCGTGAAGATGCACTTCTCGACGCGCTCGACCTCGCTGTGCTCGACGCGGCCGTCTTCGAGCGTCTTGACGATTTCCTTGCCCACCAGGCCGTGCGTAGACCATGCCTCCGCCATCAGTTCAACGATCGCCGCGTCGTTGCAGCCTTCGATGTCCGGCAGCTTGGTAAGCGTGTAGCCACGCTGACGCGCCCACGCTTCGAGGATTCGGTCGTCATCCGTCAGGTCGGTCATGCGCACGGCTTCGTCGAGCGAGAGCTTGTGGCTGTCTTTGCGCGGATCGACCTTGTTGCGAAGGATGTTTCCGGACAAGCCCATACGCGGCGCGAGCGATTCGCAGCCGCCCTTGTATTCATGCGCCACTGCGTGCGCGGTATCGGTCACGTTCAATCGCAACTCCAAATAGACGTTTTTTATTGACGTCAGGACTACTAAAGTCCATTCAAGACGCAACAAATCGGGGATAAGAAAAATGAAAACGATGCTGACGGTTACCGTCGGTACTGCTTCAACGCGACGCGCGGGGAATCGCTTCGCCTCTCCCTCGCCCGCTCCGCTCTATGGAGTTGGGCGAACTCTCGCACTGCCTCAAGCCAACGCAGCAATCTCATCGGTTGCCTCGCTGCTCTTGCTCGCAGCGCTGGCACCGCTGCTGTGTCGGTGAGCGAGTCGCGTCGCCTCGGCGACCTTTACCCAGTCAACGTGCTTTTCGAAGCCCGCAAGCGGAATGTCGCGCGCGGGTTGATGAAAGAAACGGCGCTGGCTGAGCGTGACTTCCGTGTGGAGCGCACCGGGGTTTTCTTCGCGGATGATCTGCATGACGGCCGGCAGGCCACCGTGTTTCGCCGCGTTGCGCAGCATTTCTTGGTGTTGCGGAAGGTGCATATATGCTCCGTGGTTATTAGGGTGAGGTTCCTGGCTTTCGCCGGTAGACTTGGCAGCTCTCACACAACCCTGTCTACAAAGGAACCTCATGGAAAACGGCAATCCAGAAGCGGATTTGGAGTCGAGACTAGATGTCCAGTGCCGAGCGAATTACTTTGTGATAACCGCACTGCTCGCGTATCTCGATGCAATGGAGCCTGGCGTAAGCGAAATCTTGGCCAGCGCACTCGAATCGCTGTCGGATCAACGCGAGCGAACGGACTTAGACCGCGCTGCCTTCGAGCTAGCGATCAAGCGCCTGCGCGCTCCCGCTCCGCAACTGCGGCTCGTACCGAAAGGCTGATCTTTTCGGTCAGCCGCGAATCGTCCGCAGACCATCCGCTGACAATGACTCGATTGGGTAAATGCTTGCCGCCCTGCTTCAATCCTTCGTGCAGGGCGCGCTGCACTGCCGGGCGGATCAGGAACAGCACGAATCGCGCATACAGGTTCTTCATTTCAGGCTGCCTCCGGGTGGGTGGCCAGTTGCCCTCTTCGCTTAGCCGCGCGGACAACCGTGTCACGCAGTCGCTTCAGCGCGTCCACCGTTTGATATGTCGGACGCTTTCCCCGCTTCCCGGTCTTGATTCCGGAAATGGTGGACTGGTCAACGCCGCTCCGACGCTCAATTTCCATCTGCGTCAGACCGGCTGCTGTTAGTTCGTCGATGAGGGTTTTGGCGTCCATGAGCGACACTTTATGGCATTTGCACTTACCTTGCAAGTGCATAACGAATTGAAGTGAAGGCAAAAGGGGTAGGCCGATCTATTACGATTGCACTATGAGAACACTCGCTGAACGCCTCAAATCCTGCCGGGAAGACGCCGGTCTATCGCAAACTGCCCTCGCAAAGCGCGCTGGCGTAAGCCAGTCGACAGTTGCTAATATCGAAAGTGGACGGAATCAAGGAAGTAAGCACTTAGTCCAGATTGCCGAAGCACTTGCGATACGCGTTGAGTGGCTGAATTCGGGCAAGGGGCCGAAGAGCGTCGAAACACCGATCGAGGCATCGCCTGAGGAGCGCTACCGCATTCCTCAGGACAAGGGCAATGTGGCCGTCTGGGGCAGCGAAGAAGACCTGCGCGGGGATAATCGCGTCTGGATCGATCGCTATGACTACCACTTTTCGGCGGGCGAAGGTTTGATTCAATGGGAAGTGCGGGAAAAGCAGGCCCTCCCGTTTAACGAGTCGTTCTTCAAGGCGATCGGGGCGCGTCCGAAAGACTGCAAGCTGGTATGCGTGCGTGGCGACAGCATGGAGCCGTTCCTGTTCGACCGGGACGTCTTCATGATCGACGAAAGCAAGCGTGCCCTCAAAGACGGAAAGATCTATGCGGTCTATTTCGAAGACGAGCCTCTCGTAAAGCAAATATTCAAGAAACCCGGCGGCCGCCTGGTGCTGCACTCGTTCAACCCATCCTACCCAGATGTCGAGGTAGGGCCCGAGGATATGGATAGCGTCCACATCGTTGGAGAATGCGTGTATCGATCAGGTTCCGGGTTCGCTACACACTGAGATACCGGGGAAAAACGTGAGAAAAATTGGAGCGCTGCTGGCTTTAACAGCAGCGATTGGCTTGCCATTGGCGCACGCAAAGGCGCCAGCGAAACAGGAAAAGCCCCAGCACCAGCCCGAGTGGGCGCAGGAACCTGACGGTTTCTTAGGCATCAAGTTTGGCCAGTCGATTCCAGACGCGCAGACGCTGCCGGATTGTCCGATGCTCGTCGCGCACGTCGCCAACCCACGACCAGGCTATCTTTGCTACGACGGCGACAGCCGGTCGACATACGGATCTTTGCTGGGACTTCCCGACCTCGGTTTCGGCTACCGCGTGAACGTCATGCTCGACAATAGCGTGCCCAACTCGTTTGTCCTCGGGACTTCCAGCGACAACTTCACTGCGCTCGCGAAAGTCCTGATTCAGCGTTACGGAAAGCCTAGCAAGGACACCGTCGGCAAGGTGCAATCGAAAGCTGGCGCTGAGTTCGATAACGAAACGCTGCAATGGGTCGGCAAGCACGTCACGATCACCGCCGAGAAGCGCTCCGGACAAGTCGATACTGCGCAAGTCATGATCAGCGATAGGGCGTACTGGGAGGCTCGCGCGAAGGCCGACGAGCAAACCAGTACGGAAAACGCCTCGAAGCTATAAACATCCCCTCGCCTAGTGCAAATGAGCCCCGCCATTGAGCGGGGCTTTTTTCTTCATACGAATACAAATAGCGAATGCTTTTGGCATAAAGTGCGTTGCATCCCCGCAACAAAACTTTACGGTTTTCCGCTATTTACCCTCCTATTTGCCGACACCTGTGGTGTTCGCTCCGTAAACGTTGGCAAACGATTTGCGTGAGTGCATCGAATTATTGCTATTGCACTTGAAATCATCTAGTGCATTTGCCATAATCATTTCCACGCACTACCGAACACAACGAAGCACTGAGCGGGGGCGTCTCGAAGTTCGTCGAGGCGACTTCCCAAAAATAGCCCGTAGCGATCTCCGCATGTGAACTAGGACGAGACGCACCCCGCTCAGTGCTGCGATAGATACCGGAGCTTGAGATATGAGCCTCATTTCATTGCGCGACTCGTTCGCAACCAGCGCGCCGAGCGAGATCCCGAAGTGGTTTAAGCACAAGCCCGCGACGCCGCGCCCCATCGTCCCTGTACCGCGCGAAGAATTGAGCGAAGAGCAGTACAGGGAATGGGAGGGACTCGGCGATTGGCTCGACGAAAGCGATGTCGGCGCGAACGTGAAGGGATTCGACGCGAAGTATCGCCACGCGATTGCAGCAGTCGAGGCGTGGGACGCCGAACAGCGAGTCGCGGAATTCTTTGCGTGGCGCTGGTACTTCGCCGACATGATGATCGCAACACGAGGCGACGCATGAACCGCTCCGTCGCTGACAACGCCCTGCTGCTCCAGTGCGATGCGCTTTACAGCAAGGTCACGCGCATTGCTGCATTTGGCCTCTTCGCTGGCGTCGGCCTGGGCTGGTATCTGATCGTCGCGCTGCGCGCTGGTGCTGGTGCGTGATGGATACGCTCAAGCTCTGCATGCGCCTCTCGATCGCGATTCCTGTCCTGCTCGCTCTCTTGGCTGCTCAAGCTGAGCTGCACGAACTGAACGCGCCGAAGGCCTGCAACGTTCATCGCTGCACCTGATCCTGTAAAGGCTCACCGATGGTACTGATTGAAGTTATTTGCGTAGCAGTCCCAATTGGTTTGATCGTTGGCGCTGCCGTTGCACTCGGCGCGGCGAAGTTGCTCAAGCGCGAGCGCCAGTCGCTGAAGTTCGTCAGCAGCCCCTTTATGCACGACGCGGAGCCCTACCCGCGCGCGTGGGAGTAGTTGCGATGCGCTGCCACGTTCGCTGTCGCCACTGCACGACGCGCCGATGCCTGAAGCGAAAGCTGTCCGAGTACTTGCGACTGCCCGCCTGCGATGTCTGCGGCAAGCGCGAATACCGCGTAGACCGCTGGATGAATCGCCGCAACACGACACGCATGACGTGCACGTGCGAAGGCTACTGGTTTCCGCACCGCCAGGGCTCGCTGTTCTGCTGGCAGCGCGCCGATGGCACGCAACGCTTTCCCGGTGATCCGGATTTCGCGGATCGCAACTACGACGGCCTGCCGGCCGCCGCCTAATCGCTCCGGCGGCTCCACCGAGCTGCGGCTTTGAGGGCGCAGTACCGGCCCTTCTTTTTCGAGATCAATCATGCCATTGACCAAAGCACCGATCAAACGCACAGGCGTCATTCGGTTCGGCGATGCAAGTTTGTTTGTGCGCGAGGACGGCGTTCATTCACGCGTCTGGGCGGAACAATTGCGCCTTGAGCGTGAGTTCAAGCGAGACGTGTTCGCGCGCATCGTCCAGACGCTGCGCCGCCTTGGATGGACTGTCGGCCCTAACACTCACATCTTCACGGGCAACAACAATCGCTATGCCCGCAAGGGAGATTTGCGCGCCGACCTGAAGATGAGTGGCGGCCGCATCGAGTTCGACATGTTCCAGAACGTGAATGCGCCCAATCGCCCGGATCACGGTGGCCGCTACGAGTTCGACCAAGAATCGCTCATGCCGTACATGATGCGCCTCGAAATGGAGCGCACGCGACGCCGAATTCGCGACTACCTCTGCAACGCGCTCGACGGCTACAGCTTCGACGATGATCAGCGCGGCCGCCGCCGTAAGCCGCTTGATGTGACGGCGCTGGACGCGCTCCGTATGCTCTACGCCGAAAGCTCCCACTTCAAGGGTGATTGGGATGCATACGCTGAAAGGCTGGGCGGGTCGCTGAACTACAACCGCAAGTCTGCGAACGGTGCGATGCTCGAACACGGCCAACGGGTTTGGTTCTGCGACCGCAAGGGCCGAATCTGCGAAGGCACCGCGTACTACAACACCGGAAATATGTGGTGGGTCGTCAGCGGGAAGTACGACTATCAGAATCTTGCCGACTTCGAGCTATTCACGGTGTCGCCGTCCAATCTGCGCATCAAGCGCAACGGTGAACTGCGTCGTAGCCGCCTTGAGCGCGAGATGTCGCGTGCGATCGAGAAGATGGATTTCGAACGCGCGGCGAAGTTGCGAGACATCACCTTCCCCGGCAGCCCCGAACTGTTCCTGGTCTGGCACATGGAGCATCAGGCGTATCACTGCACGAACTTCCGGGGATACACCACTGATCGATCGAAGGCAGGCAAGTTCACCGCGCATGAGGCCCGCAACTGGCACGACGCGCCGAACGTTGTCGTCCCTGCAGTCAGCGCAGAACGGGTGGCAGCATGAACACGACCGTCAAGATGAAGATGGCGCGCGCCGACGCCGCCGACATGGAAGTGACCTATGAACTCGCCGGGCTCGTAGATGCCATCAGCCGCGGCGACCACCCGGCCACCGACGACGATGCGGAAGTGCCCGACTGGTTCGACGAAGACGACATCGACCACCTGAAAGCGCTGCACAAGCGCCTCAAGAAGATCGCCGAGAACTCTGGCGCGATCTGGCGCGTGATCGGCGGCTACTCGACGCTGAGCAACCCTTCGAACCAGCTGATCGATCTGACGAAGGACGTGATCGAACTGCACCCGCGCATCGCCGCCGCTCTTGCTGCGCAAGAGGCAATGACCGGTGTCGCAGTTGCCAGCTATGCGATCGAGATTGGCGCGCCCTACTGCCAGATCACGATTGAGCGCACGTCGCAGATGGACGGCAGCTATCTGTGGAAGGCGAAGCGCGGCAGCGACGTCCTGAACAAGGACGGCGACTGGGAATACGAGCCGTTGCCCAGCTCGCGTGACGACGCTTTCCTGGCCCGCTGTCGCTTCGCTAACGCTGCAGAAGCGATTGCAGCCGCACAAACAGCGTCCGCAGCCGCCTGACGGCACCAGCCATCCAATCACGAGAAGAGCATGAGCGAGAACAGCAAAATCGAGTGGACTGACCACACGTTCAATCCGTGGGAAGGCTGCCAGAAGGTCGGCCCGGGTTGCGATAACTGCTATGCCGAGACGCGCAATGCGCGCTATGCCGGCGGCACCGCTATCAACTGGGGGCCGGGCGCACCGCGCCGTCGCACGTCGGAAGCCAACTGGCGCAAGCCGCGCGCGTGGAACGCGGCGCATGCCGAGTTCTTCGCTGCGCATGGTCGTCGTCAACGCGTGTTTTGCGCATCACTCGCGGATGTCTTCGATAACGCCATCGATCCAGCGTGGCGCGAGGAGCTTTTCAAGCTGATCAACGAAACGCCGAATCTGGACTGGCTTCTGCTGACGAAGCGCATTGGCAACGTGCCCATGATGGTCTCGGTGATTCCTGGTCATCTGCCCGACAACGTCTGGCTCGGCGCGACGATCGTCAATCAGGAAGAGGCCGATCGCGACATCGAAAAGCTGCTGATGACCCCGGCGCGCCGCCGGTTCCTTTCCATTGAGCCGCTGCTTGGCCCAGTCGATCTCCTGGCGTGGTTCGATCCCACTGGCAATTGCTGCATGCAGGAAATGCAGTCGTGCGAGAACTGCCCCGCCGACGCGCCTTGGATTCACGGCCCAACCACGGAATACGCCGAGGACGGATCCGGCTACAGCTCGCCCGAGATCGATTGGGTGATCGTCGGCGGTGAAAGCGGCCCCGGTGCGCGTCCGATGCATCCAGATTGGGCCCGCGATATTCGTGACCAGTGCGAGGCAGTCGGCGTGCCGTTCCTTTTCAAGCAGTGGGGCGAGTGGGCGCCCGGTGAAAGCTGCGGTGGCCCGTTGACGCGCACAGAGCGCACTGCGGACTGGTGGGACGGCAAATGGATGTTCGGCGAACTCACGCCAAAAGGCTCGGAGAGCATTCATTACGACGATGAGCCCGTTCTGTATCGGTGTGGCAAGAAAAAGGCTGGCCGCCATCTCGACGGCCGCACGCATGACGACTTTCCTAAGGCATGACCATGCCGATGCGCACTCTCCCGGCATTACTCGCAGTCGCGGCGACCGCGACTGCAGCTTGCCTCTCGATCATGGCTGGCTGGCAGCGTGGCGGGCTCCTCGCCGAGCGCGTGCTGTGGATCGCCGTCGGCGTCGTGCTCGTCGTGGCCGCCCACCTGCTGCCCGCGCTGGTGCGCGCCCACGGTCGCGGCGTGCGCGCCGTCGGCGCACTGCTCTGGATTGGCTGCATCGCCGCAACGTGTTACGGCCATGCCGTCTTCTTTCTGATGGCGCAGAAGCATGCGGGTGAACTGCGCGCCGCCGCGGTGCCGGCAGTCACGGCAAAGGGACGCGGACTGGCCGAGATCGCACGTGACCGTGCAGACGCAGTAACGCGACTGGCCCGCACCAATGCGCGTCGCTGCGTCGCCACGTGCCCGAACCTGATTGCAGAGCGCGCCGCCGCCGCGGCCCGCGTCGATGCCCTCGACGTCGAGCGCGACGAAGCGCGCCGCGCCGAGGCCGCGCAAGACCGAGCCACCGCTGCCCGCGCCGCCGCCCTCGCTGACCCGGTAACGGGCGCCATGACCGCGTTCGGCCTGCCCGCCGCGCGCGCCGACCTGATCGCCGGGCTGGCGTTCGCGGGCGTGCTTGAGGCTGTCGCGTGCTTCGCCTGGCTGCTCGCGCTGCGCCCCGCGACCGTGACTAGCGTCGTGACTGAATCGCCGGTAACGCCCGCCCAGCAAGGGAGTAACGCAGTAACGGTAACGCCAGTCACGCCCGAGAGTATCGACGTGCCGGTAGTCGTGACTGCCGCACCGGCCGCCGCCGCGCCGGTCGCGCAGCCTGTAGTGCCCGCGCCCGCCGAACTGCTGAGCCTGCCCGTCATGGAGCAGCGTGACGACGTTACCCGAGTCAAGGACGCGATCAAGGCCGGGCAGGTGCGCGCGACCGTGAACGAGATCCGCAAGTTTCTTGGCTGCTCGCAGTCACGCGCCGCAGCAGTCCGCAAGCAGCTTGAACCGCAAACCTGAGACGAACATGAAAGCACTGTCGATCCGCCAACCATGGGCGTGGCTCGTCGCCAACGGCCACAAGGACATCGAGAACCGCACTTGGGCGACGAAGTTTCGCGGCCCGGTGCTCATCCATGCCGGCAAGGGCATGACGCGCGACGAGTACGACTTCGCCAAGGATTTCGTATTCGGCGGTGAAGGAATCCCGCCCGAGCTCTTCTTTGAGATGCCCGACCGCAACGAGCTTCAGCGCGGCGGGATCGTCGGCATCGCCACGATCACCGACTGCGTGCCGCCGGCGAGCGCTAGGTCGCCGTGGCACATCGAGGGCTCGTTCGGCTTCCAGATCGCCGACGCCAAGCCGACGCAGTTCGTCCCGTGCAAGGGCGCACTCGGCTTCTTCGATGTCGCGCCCGAACTCCTTGCACTGGTGCGCGGCACGCGTGAACCCCAACCGATTGAGTGAGACGAGCATGCAACGATCGAAGTGGTGCTCCGCTTTCAGGCGTGGGCAGATTTGCACGAACGGCTTTCCGCAAAGCGCGGCTTGCACTGGCGCAACCTGCTTTACATGCGGGCAGCCATCCAAAGACGTTCCGATGTGCATGCGCGATGAGGTGCCAGAGCACCTGGTCGACGACGCTGGGCGCCCGCGTCTCGCCGCGTACCGCCTGACCCACCACTAAAGCAGAGACGCCGTGGCCGCGTACTACAACGAGATCGACCCATACGCCGCGCAGTGGCTGCGCAACCTGATTTCCGCCGGGCACATCGCCGCCGGCGACGTTGACGAAAGGAGCATTGAAGATGTCCGACCTGATGATCTGCGAGGCTACACGCAGTGCCATTTCTTCGCCGGAATCGGCGTCTGGTCATTCGCCCTACGCATGGCCGGTTGGGACGACTCTCGACCTGTTTGGACGGGATCTTGCCCCTGCCAGCCGTTCAGCATTGCAGCCGTCGCGCACGAGCGAGCTGGCTTCGACGACTCCCGCCATCTCTTCCCGACCTGGTTCGATCTCATCCGCGAGTGCCGACCTGTCGTTTGCTTTGGTGAGCAGGTTGGAAGCCGCGATGGCCTCACATGGCTCGACAGCGTTTTCGATCACCTGGAATCGGAGAGCTACGCCTGCGCAGCGGCAATTACCAGTGCAGCTGGCGCGGGCGCGGATCACATCCGAAACCGACTTTACTTCGTTGCCAACTCCATGCGCACGGGACGGCAAAGACATCAGCCGATCGAACGCGTTTCTCTCGCAGCGCAAGCGCCATTCGCCGAGTCTCGCAACGCGGCTGCTCGACTCCGGGCACTCATGGCAGGTGATTACAGCGGCCTACTGTCTGGCGATGAGCCTTCCATTGCAGTGGAACGATGCCGCGCCCGCGGCTACGGCAACGCGATCAACGCGCGCCAAGCCGCAATCTTCATCGAATGCGCCGACGAAGCGATGACTCACCACTAAAGCAGAGACGCATATGAGCTTGGTGATTGTTCCGATCGAACTGGCAGAGGCGAATGCCTTCGTGGCTGTGCATCACCGGCACCACAAGCCAGTCGTCGGCCACAAATTCAGCATCGCGGTTGCCGACAACATGCTGATGGGCTCCTACGAGACAACCGGCGTCTGCGGCGTCGCGATCATCGGGCGACCGGTCGCGCGCGGCAACGACGACGGCTGGACGCTTGAAGTCAACCGCTGCTGCACCGACGGCACGAAAAACGCCTGCTCGATGCTCTACGGCGCGGCGTGGCGCGCTGCGAAAGCGATGGGCTACGCACGCCTCATCACCTACACGCTGCCGTCTGAAGGTGGCGCAAGCCTGCACGCAGCTGGCTGGAAGCTCATCGGTCAGCGCGGCGGCGGCAACTGGAACACACCGGCGCGCCCGCGCGTCGACACCGACGAACTGCTACGCGGCCAGAAATCGCTCTGGACTGCCGCCTGACACACTCACGAGGATTGAACCATGGATGCAAAAGCACTGACCGCCGCCCTCGATGCGGCAGACAACGTGGTATCCGCCGATCGCGCGGCCGCGCTCGATGACTCGCTCATCGACACGCTGGACAGCGCAGTAAAGACGGCGCGCGCCGCTCTCCTTTCCGATGCAGCGGAAGCGCCTAAGAAGCCGTATGGCTATGTGCTTGGCGGCAATTACTGGACGGACGACGAACTCACTGCCAAGCAGGTATCAGTGCGCACTGGGAGCAACTACCTTCCGATCTACGCCGCTCCCGTCGCGCCTGCTTCGGCAGCCGATGATGAGATTCCGGGTGCCGAGACGGATCTCGTGCTCGAACTCGCGTGGCTGATTGACGAAGGCAATTGCGGCCCGCGCTCGCGCGCTGCACTGCGGCGTGCGCACGCCGCGCTCAAGACGGTGAAGGCTGCCTCAGCCGATGTGGGCGCGCCTTCCCTCAGCCGCGATGCAGCGCAACTTACCGATTGGCTTCTGACAGATCCGCAATCTGGCTCCAAGCTCCGCTTCGCTGGCCCGCTGGAGCGCGATCTGTTGGGCCTGTCGCGCGTCCGCATGGAGAACGAGCGCGGCGAAGCATGGACGCTCACCGCAGGGCTGCACGAAGGCTATCTCACGGCAGCTGAGCGCATGGCGAACATCCGCGCCGCCGCGAAGGAAGAATGCGTCGACGCGTCGCCGTCGCCGATCGGCTACGTCGAGCAAACTGCGCTGGAGAAGCTGAGCGATCCCCAATTCGCAAACGAGGCTGAATCGAATGTCTCGCTCTGGCACGCGGCAAACCCGCCATCGCGCGCGGTCGTGCCGATTTACGCTGCTTGCGTTGCCCCTGCTACGGCAGCACCGATCAACCTCGAAGGCCTGCGCAAAAAATTGCTGACTCCGCGCAAGATTTTGCGCGACGAGAACGGCTGGCTCTCGCACCCGGACTATCCGATTTGCGACGAAGGCACGAACGCCGATGCGTTTCTCAGTGCGTTCGGAATCGAGACGTGGTTCCGTTCGATGGAGAGCGATCTGCCCGATTTTTCGGAGCGCTATCACGAGGAAGGGCTCTCGAATTGCTCCGAATGGACGCCTACGGCGCCCGCCGGAGAAGGCTGGCTTCTGCTGGGAATCTACGACACCGAAGACGGCCCTTGCGCGATGTTCGGTCGTGACCAGTACGAAGCTGAGAACGCTTTGAAGCGCCAGCGCATGCGTGAACTCAGCGCGCGCATCCAGCAACGCCAGGCAGATAAGGGAGCCGCACAATGAGCAACGAAAACACGCAGCTCGACGATCGTGCGGTGTGCGAAGAAATTTTTGAAATCGCCGACCGCATCTTTACCACCCGCGTGGACGATGCCGAAATTCTCGAATTTGTCGCTGCGATACGCACCACCCCGCAATCCGTCGCTGGAAGCGCAGGGCAAGCGAATATCGGCGGCTCTGCCTCGTCTCAGGGAATTGATCTAGCCAAGAAAAACGGCCTCCCAGGAATTGCAGAGTTCATTGAAAACCAGAAGAGCATCGACGCGGACGTTTCGCAGATGGTGGACGAGCAATTCTTCGATCTCATCGCCGCGCGACCCGCGCCCAGCTTGACGACTGATGCAGGTGCGCCGTTTCAGGCCCGCGTGCAGCCGTGGATGATGGAATGCTTCGGCGCCGAGATCTCGGCGGATCGCGCCGAGCGCAATCATCGCTTCTTCGAAGAGGCGACCGAGCTGGTGCAGGCATGCGGCATGACCGCGAGCGAAGCGCACCAGCTGGTCGACTACGCGTTCGGCCGCCCGGTCGGCGAGCCGCATCAGGAAGTCGGCGGCGTCATGGTCACGCTTGCCGCGCTGTGCCTCGCGAACAGCCTGGACATGCACGCCGACGGCGAGACGGAACTCGCGCGCATCAGCGTGCCGGAAACGGTCGCGAAGATCAGCGCCAAGCAGGCGGCCAAGCCGAAGCATTCGCCGCTGCCTGAAGCAGCGCGCGTTGTCAGCGAAGATCGTTCGGACGCACTCTGCGATATGCACTATAGCCGCGGTCTGCAGGCTGGCTTCTCGCTCGGCCAGATGGACGACAACGAAGGGCTGCGCGAGGGCGTCGAATCGCGCGAAGGCTACCTGAAGGTGTTGCGCGAAACGCCGCGCGCGATGCAACTCGGCGCGCCGATGAGCGCCGCCGCGCGCGACGTGCTCGCCGAGCGTGTTCGGCAAGCCATCGAAGAAGGCCGAACGGCCACGCACGACGATCGAAACGACCTCGGGCAATTGGCATCCGCCGCAGCCTGCTACGCAATTACGCATCGCTGGACGCGGATCGATGTACCGCCGCCCCATTGGCCGTGCGACTGGGCCCGCGCATGGTGGAAGCCGACCACGCCGCGCCGCGATCTGGTGAAGGCAGGCGCGCTGATCCTCGCAGAGATCGAGCGTATCGACCGTTCGGGAGGTGAGGTGTGCCGCTAGTCGTAAAGCCCGCGTGCACCGAGCAGGGTAAGGATGTCCTTCACGGTGGCCGTCGGCGCAGCATCACCGAGCGCGCCGTGAACGATCCTCGTGTAGATCTCCTGAGCCTCCGGAGACCCCTCAGCGATCTGCCTGGCTTCCACGACGAGGTCAAAAAGCTTCGTCGCAGTGTCGAGGATGGCTTCGGCTTGAGCCTTTGTCAGTGTCGTAGTCATGTCCGCACCTATCGGCATCAGATTCAAAAACTTGAGCACACAACAATATACGGAGTTGGGCAATGACCGATCTGGACAAGCTTGAAGCGCTCGCCAAAGCCGCGCCGCAAGGCGAATGGAAGATCCACACCAGCAATAGCTGGCGTCGGGTGATGGCGCGCGACAAGGGCAACACGGTGCGCGTGATCGAGCCGACCAATCACCCGAAGGATAAGTGGCCGGATCTGATCTTTGGAAACGGCGTCGAGGCATATCTCGAAGCCATGCAGCCCGCCACCGTGCTCGCGCTGATCGCTGAATTGCGTGCGGCGCGCGACCGCGCATCCGATGCGCCGCAGCGCGCCATCGTGTTCCACCTTGATGTTCAGGCCGACAGCATGCGCGAGCTGTCGGACGTGCTGTTCAACCTGTCGAACCGGGTTGCTGCAGACGATCTGTCGACACACTCGGTATCAGGCGGCTATGGCTCTGGATTCGAGCACTGGCTCACCGTGGCCGACGGCCCGACGCACGACGAGTATCTCGCCCAGCTCGACGACTACCTCAAGCGCAAAGAAGCGGCTCGCGCCGAAGCGAACGCTGGAGGTGAATCGTGATCCGCACAGCGCGTTCAGTGAAGTTGGAAGCGCGTTGCGATGTCAGTGCAAACGCGCGCGCCAGCGTCCAGTGTTTCCGCGACCGTCCCGAATTCCGATTGGATCTCTCCAATGTGGACGGCTGCATTTCCAACAGAGTGGTCGAAGTGCTCAATTTGAGCGATCCAGCGACCGAGGCCGCTCGAAACCGCAGTGATCTTAAATTCTTGCTTGCCAAAGTGAAGTGTTCGGTTAGCCATGGTTCGAAACCTGCCCCACAAAACGCTGGGTGTGAATTTAGACACCCAATAGCACGCAAGATTCGAGCCTTGGCGGCCCGCAAGGATTGGGCCCGGATTGGTAACCGCGCCCCCATAGATGTGCACCAACAAGGCAACACGCAACAAGGAAGGGGTATCGAGCAATGAAGATCCGACTTGACGAGTGGCTTAAGCGCGAATTCGATCCGCCGCCCGCCATCCGCACGGCGCGCCAGTGGATTAAAGACCGCAAGATCTTTCCGGCACCTGAAAAGGTTGGCCGTTCGTACTACGTCGACGACAAAGCGGTATTCCGCAATGGCGTGCCGACTTCACGACTCGTTCACAAGGTATTCGGTTATGGCAGCTAGGCCAAGGATCCGACGTCGGGCCAACTGGCCCGAGAATCTGCACGAGCCGCGCCCAGGCTACTACGTCTGGCGCGACCCGCGCAGCGGCAAGTCGACAGCGCTTGGACGCATGCCGTTGGAACAGGCCATCTTTGAGGTGGTCGAGACCAACGCGAAACTCAAGGAGTTAGAACCGTCAAAACGCTTGGCCGAAAGGATCTCAATGCACAGCGAGACCATCACTGATCTGCTCGCGCGCATGCCTGTCGGAAAGAAAGCAAACACTGTGCAGGCGCGAAAGTATCTCGACAAGGCGATTCGTGAAGCGCTCGGCGAAATCCGTTGCGAAGCACTGACGACGAAGCACGTTGCTGAAATGCTCACAGCGATCGAGGCGCGCGGTGCAATGCGCATGGCGCTCCAGGTGCGCAGCCGAGTTCGCGCTGTTTGCCGAAAAGGCATGGCACTCGGCTGGATGGACAAGAACCCGGCCGATCCCACCGAGCGCCCAGAGGTGAAGGTGCAGCGGCAGCGCCTGTCGCTCGAAGCATTCAACGCAATTTTCGCGAAGGCACCTGACGTGGCGCTCTGGCTGCAGAACGCCATGCTGCTCGCGCTCGTCTCCGGGCAGGATCGATCCACGATCGGGCGCTGGGAGCGATCGTTCAGCACCGGTAGCGAGTCTGTGCTGACGCGCGCAAAGACCGGCGTGCGCATCGCGATCCCGAACGAACTGCGCATGAATGCAATCGGCATGTCGCTGGCCGATGTGATCGCGCGCTGTCGCGCCTCGGGGGTCGTGAGCAAATACCTCATCCACCACATTCGGGGTAACCCGGCAGCGCCCAAGGGAAGTCCCATCAAGCTCAAAACGATCTCGGAGAAATTCACCGACGCGCGGCGCCTTGCCGGCATACCGGACAACAACGCGCCGACGTTTCACGAAATCCGTAGCCTCTCAAAACGCCTTTATCTTGAGCAAGGCGGCGTCGATACCAAGACATTGCTCGGCCATCTGACCGACGCCAGCGCCGATCTGTATGCCAATTCCAGAGGACTGGAGCCGCTGAAGGTGCGTATCGAAAACGGCTAACGAACAAATCATGGCGCTCATCGTCATCACACAGAGCTAACACTTCGCGGGGCCCAAGATTGGGCCACCGATCACCTGAATACTTCTTATTGCTCGGCCACCATACGCATCGCTCTATCGACAACTGCGTCAACATCCCGCTGTGGGTACTCCCTGCGAAGATTCTCTGCAATATACTTTGCGAAACTCTCGTCCGAACGAGCGCGCAGCCAACTGTCTTCTCCCATAGTCTCTCTTTCGCGCTTGATCAGGCGCCTAGCTGCAGAAAGAACGCTTTCTGAACCCCCAAATCCAATGCGGTCAACCTTATTTGTTAGCCGCTGCATTTGAGCTTGTATCTGCTCCATCGTAGACATCAACAACTCGTCCGAACGAACTTCCTCGGTGTGCAAGTTGGCCACTTTGAAAGTGCCGAAGTTTTTTAGAAACGTGCTATGTGCAGGATCGTCCTTAGACTTCTGATAGGTCGAAACGACTTTGTCTGCAAGTTGCTGCTTGAATGACTGCATCGTCGTGTATCGCAAGTCTCTCGGATAGGTGAGATGCTCGATAACACCAGTGTCGAAAGAATACGAAGTCTTATCATCTTTGATGATCACCGCAGGTCGATCAAACGCCAATCGCATCCCAAGTTCGAACATCACGTTAGGGTTTTTGCCGCTAACGTCACAAACCACGACGTCGCTCAAATAAATGTTTGAAACGATGCGCTTCTGAATGACACCAACATCATCCGCATCGCTGACCATCCGAGCGGAAAATTTTGGATTCGCAATAACTTCAACACTTTCTTTAATGATTGCCTGTACGTCCCCCCAATGGCTTGGCGAGCATCCATCGATCGCAGATAGAGGCATGATGATCCCACACGTCGGCGACGCACTTCCTTCTGCAACAGTCTCGATCTCTGGCATTCCAATCCCCCGTTTCTCTTTGTTTGGCTGACTCATACCGTCGACGATTCTATGACATTCGGACGATTGGCGGTCTTGATTAAGCTGACAGGTTTTGAACGAATTTTGAACAAGTGATAAACAGCCCGCGTCCAGCAT